ATGGTTCTTGAAGCCATCCGGGGGTTCGAATCCCTCTCTGTCCGTTTGGTGGCTCGTAGCACAACGGTAGTGCATCCCGCTGTTAACGGGAGGGTTGAAGGTTCGAATCCTTCCGAGCCAGTTGATCTGTGGTGTAAAGGTAGCACAGGAGATTTTGATTCTCCTTGTCTTGGTTCAAATCCAGGCAGATCAGTACGGGGCGTAGCACAGTTTGGTAGTGCGCCTGCTTTGGGAGCAGGAGGTCGCAGGTTCAAATCCTGTCACCCCGATTCTTGACATAGTTAGAGTTGCTGTTATAATTATCACATGAACATTTTTGTACTAGATTCTGTTCCACAAGTAGCCGCACGAAACCTTTGCGACAAACATGTTGTAAAGATGATTGTCGAGAGCGCACAGATGATGTCAACGGCACATCGTGTACTAGACGGAGAACCTACCACCCGTGTAACTAAGACAGGTAGGAATGTTAAGCATTGGGATCACAGTAATCAGATGTTGTGCCTTGCAACGATGATTCATCACCCATGCACACAGTGGGTAATGAGTACAAATAAAAATTACCAATGGTTGTATCAGCATGCGTCAGCCATGCTTATGGAATACAATCTTCGGTATAACAAGATCCATGCCATGGAAAAGTTGATTTCTGTTCACCTCAGTAGTTGCCCTAAAAATATTCCACTTGGCGATCTCACACCCTTCGCACAGGCGATGCCTGAAAAGTATCGTTCTGAGGATGCGGTCACCGCCTATCGCAACTACTACCTCGGTGATAAGGCAAGATTTGCCAAGTGGAAGAATGTTCAAGCACCGAATTGGTGGGTAGGGGTAAATTTTGGGAAGTAAGCACAGCGCAGGAAAGGGAGACACCTACCGAAAGGTAGATTATTCCAAATGGTCTAAGAATTGGGATAGTATATTTGGTAAAAAGCGTAAACCTAAGGTCACACGAAAGTCTCGTAAGACGAAGTCATAAATACGAGTATGAACATCATTACGCAACTTTTAACGGTTCAGTCGCAAATTAAAGTGTATCACTGGCAAACTAAGTCTTATGCAGAACATAAGGCTTTAGGTAAGTTGTACGAAATTCTTGACGAACTGACTGATCAATTTATTGAAACTATGTCTGGATCTAAAGGTGGAGTCCCGACCGCAAAGGACAATTTCACCTTCATAGCAGAAAACTACAAATCAAAAGAGAATGTTATCCAATTTCTTGATGAGTTTGTGGTTTATTTGAACCAAGATATACCTCAAATGATAGATCCACAGAAGGATACTGATTTACTTAATATTCGTGATGAGATTCTTGGTGCAGTAAATAGAACAAAGTATCTTCTGAGGCTAAAGTAATTAATGCTTAAATTTCAGCAAATTCATTCAATGGATAGTATTATTGGTTATTCGAATCCAAGATCTCTTGCGAAAATGGAGGATGACAAGAAAGATCCATTTTCGGTGTTGGGTAAATTCTTAAGATCGGGGGTTCCCGTTTCAAGAGTGATTGATAGTCCCCCCATTAATAGTAGTACAAAAACTCTGAATGAAATTAACTATATCACCAGAAGAATGAATGATTCTACTGAACAAGAGAAGAAGTTTGCCATTGAAATGGATCCAATAGAAAACCATTACAAATTCTGGGCAGAACAAGCATCAGTTATGACAGGGGAGAACTATTCTAAAGATATGTTCTCCAATATTACTAAAAACACAGATGGAATTCTTTCCTATTTCAAGGTCTACTTTAACCGTGCTAGACCATATCAGATTTCAAATGAATACGGTAAGAAAATAACCATTCTAGTTGCAGATCCTTATACTCCGGCCTATCCTTCGGGTCATACTTTTGAAGCATGGTTGTTTGCTTTACTTCTTTCGAATAAGCATACGGATCACAGAGAAAAATTTGAAAGTATTGCCAATCAAATAGCGGACTCTAGAGTCGTTGCTGGTGTTCACTATCCATCAGATAACATTGCAGGAAAAAGACTAGCAACTTATATCGTAAAAAACAAATTAGTGGAACCCCTCAAATGAAAGACTTTTTAGACTACTTCAAAGAAGATTCTAGTAAAAGACCGACCATCTATTGCGATATGGATGGTGTTCTAGTTGATATAATTGGAGGTATGTCCAAAATTTTAAATATTCCAAATCTATCACAGAAGAATTTTGATAGTATTATCAATCCAATCAAACCTAAAATTGATGAAGATCATCCAGATTTATTTGCTAAACTGCCTTGGATGCCGGATGGTAAAACACTTTGGAAATATATCTCAAAGTACAAGGTAGAAATTCTATCAGCACACACAACAACTTGGCAACCGAAATCTAAATCGGGTAAGATAAAGTGGATTGAAAATAACTTGCGTCCTAAGCCTCACTTTTCAAATATAGTTCTTCGCACACAGAAAAAGGACTATGCCAAAACTGATGGCGTTCCCAATATTTTAATTGATGATTGGAGCAAGAACATTAAAGAATGGCAATCTGCTGGTGGTATTGCCATTCAGCATAAGAGCGCAAATCAAACCATTCTTGAACTTAAGAAGTTAGGTCTTTAAGGCTTGACAAACTTTTCGGTGTGGTTATAATTTAACCAAAGCCGAAGTGGATGGAATGGCAGACACGGCGGATTCAAAATCCGCTGCCTTCACGGGCGTGTGGGTTCGACTCCCACCTTCGGCATTCTGCTTCCTTAACTCAGTGGCTAGAGTGCTTCCTTTACACGGAAGAAGTCGTAGGTTCGAATCCTATAGGAAGTATTATGGCAAAGCGTAAACTATGGGCAATCGGTATCATGCATGGTAACGATCTACAGGGTCACTTGGTTGAGAGATCCAACATCATAGCAGTATACGAGAGCGAGGAAGCAGCCAAAAAGGAAGCCAAGTGGCTCAACGAATTCCATAGAAAGTCATCTTCCAAGACGATTTATGAGCCTGTACGGTGGAAGGATGATGGGAGTGAAACTTCTATTCAGTCTAAGGACGAAAAGATAATCAACTATTCGAAAATGGACGATGGACTGACTGCTTTGTTTGAGGATTAAATCGTCATAAATAATCAACATGAACAATCCATTTAAAAACACTAGTAAAGAAATGCTTGATGCAATCAATAGCATCATTAATGAGCAAAATCAACCACAGGCATTGAAGGCTTTAAATATTGGTGGTAGAGTTGCACAAACAATCGATTTTACCATGTCAACTGATGACCCCGATGTTTACCTTAAGGGACTAGGGACATTACCCCTCTCAATGATAAAGAAACTGGTTAAGCAAGACTTGATCAGATTTGCTGATAAAGTCGGAGTGGCTAGTTCAAAAGAACTAATTTCTTTCATGATCGACATTGAAGGCAAGAAAACAAATAATCCGTTTGGACAATTTGCGTATCGTCTTCATGGATTAGCAGAAATTGAAGAATTCTTGAGTAAACCAGAAACTAAGCGCAAAATCTCCCTCATGAAGAAGAAGAGTGGTATTGTCTAAATCACTTAGAAATACAGCAAAAATTCAAAAATGCCGATCAGCCGATTGCTCCCCAAATAGCGACGAGATGGCAGAGGTTTCAATGCGTCTTGGAAAATCAGGGAAGTCTAAGATGGCCGGATTTACGCATCTGAACAAATTGGTATCGATGATGAAGGAATCAAATGTTTGGACGGGTTCCATCAAAGGATATTTCTTCCGAGGCACAATACCAACTAAAATGAAGTCTGAGATAAAAGAGTATTCAAAAGTCGCTGGATGGCAAAGTAAAACCACCAAACGGATGAGTAAGTCTGGAATAATGTGGAGAGCCAAAGGTAAAAGATATCTCTTGATCTTTGCCAACTACCGTGGAATGGGCAATCGAATTTATTGCTCATTGACCATAATCTGATTGACAAAACCGAAAACGCTGATACAATCTCACAACACAAAGGAGGTGCTATATGCACAATATTTCAGGATTAGGTTTGGGGCTTGTTGTTTCATCGGTTCTCAATGGAGTTCTTCTTATCCTTCTTTATCTGAAGAGCAAGGCACACGCAGAAGATATGAATGCACTCAATAATGTGCAAAAAAACATGGAAGATGAACGCCGTCACGATGCTATGTGGAGAGAAATCGATAGCCTCAGCGAAAGCATCAGGGAACTAAAGAGCAATCGCACAGGTGGAATTCGAAAGTAAAATTAAGTGGATCGTAAGATCCACGCCGCCATCTTAGCAGAGTGGTAATGCAGTCGCCTTGTAAGCGACAGATCATGGGTTCGATTCCCATAGATGGCTTTACGACGGCCTAAATATGAACATGAGACCGATTTGTCTGTCCGACTTTATTCGTCAGCAAGAATCTTTGGAGCCTGAGATACTAATTTCAGAAGGTGCTTGCCCTCCTATTAGTGGGCATGGATTTGCATTAGAGAGATCTATTGCGACAGCAATGAAGTGTGCTGCTGAAAATTTATTGAAAGATACTCGTCAAGACAGATTTGATATTGGAGACAGTGCAGGAAATGACAATGATAAGCCCGATTTGGTTATCAGAGTAAGAAAAGTTGCGGGATCGTCTTTCTCAGGTAACATCAATATTGAGATCAAAGATGAAAGTGCACAGGGAACGCAGATTGGATTGCGGAATAATTTTGACCCTTTCAGTTCCGAAGATGTGACTGAGACATCTTGGACCCAAAGTGGGCGAAAAAAGATTCAGGTTGAAAAAGAAATTTGGCTAGGAATCATTCGGGCAATTCACACCAAGAAGTTTGAAATGATTCGACAGATGCAACAGTATCTTCGAACTTCTATGGACCCATCAGCACTACACAAGAAGTACATTATTCCTGGTAGACTACCCTTTGGTAAGGTTTCTAAAATTGCGTGGAAACAGGTAGGAAACAAGGGAACTATTTTCACTCAGAGTGGAGACAAACTCTCCTACAATATCAACGAGTATATTCAAGACTCAGCCAATATTAGATTTTATGAAGAAATCTTGCGGCAAAAGAATGTGCATTTCATTTACATCAATGGAAGAGGACTATATTCAACTGGCCTTAGTAGTTCTCCCTCTATTAAAGGATTGCCAAGACTCGTAGATTCGTGTAAAGGTGCTGCTCAAGTCGAAATTAGACTCAAAGCGAGTGGCGGCTCATATACAAAAAGCGATGCTGCGTTGTCTGAACAGTCAATCGTTACTCATCTGTATTGTAATCAAGATCCAACCACCATTAAAGCCAAGCGCATTTACATGGAGGATTGGGCTGGAAGTACGCCAGTTAATCAATCCAAACTCTACATGTTTGATGATGAGGATAAACTTCCTTCCGGAATTTCCCACGCCAAGGGAAACGAAGTTGCTAAACTAGTCAGCATTAAGAGCATTAAACCCACAAACGAACCCTCCAAGTGGTCAGTTCGTATGGATATTAAACATAGAACTACAAGTCCAACTCTTCAGTTTACGACCCGAATCACATCCAAGAATTTTACGGAATCTCCCTATAAATTCGACACACAAGAAGATATGATAAATTTTCTTCAGTCTATTCCATAAGTTGTTGATATCAAATAACTTGTAAAACTAAATATACTGTAGGGCTAAACCCCCGAAGGAGGTGTTCCATGAGAAACCTTTGGGTAGTAGGACTGCTGCTTGCAGTCACAGTAAGTACATCGGTAGATCGTGCGGGAGTCAAGGCAAAAATAGCCGAGGCTCCCGTGGTCGTTTATGGGGATGGCCTTTCAGTTGCAGAGAGAATTTTATCTCACTCTGTGGTAATTCTATATGAAACACTAGAGGGAAAGAAGAGTCTTGGATCCGGCGTTCTTTATAATAAGAATGGTTCTTGGTTTGTGATGACCGCCGCACATGTAATTCAAGATGAGAAGGAATTTGGTAAGGGTAAAATTTCAATAGCATTCACTCCATATAATTCAGACATTCCAACGCATGCGTGGAAAGGAATTTTACTAGCGCACAATGAATCTCTAGATGCAGCCATAATAGGATTAGAAGACGCAAAAGATCTTAAAGATTCTATGGACTCAGTATTCGATAGAAATGAGCCTAGAATAGGAAAAGAGATATATGCGGTAGGCAATCCTTTAGGTGAAATCAATACAGTTACCGATGGAATAATCTCCAACAACAGGCGAAAGGTCGATTGGACAAATGAACACCATGTGCAAATCACCGCAAATGGTGCGCCCGGATCAAGTGGGGGTGGAGTATTCACTAAAGATAAGGGTCAATGTATTGGTATCGTTGTAAGAATAAACTATGGAACTAGAATTCTAATGGTTGTTCCTACAAATAGAATATTCGATTGGCTTGACGCAAATAATCTTTCCAATATAGCACCTGACTGATTGACTTTTTGTTCGTAGGCCGTATACTCTCCACATCTCACAAGGAGGAAATATGCCTACAACTACTAACTGCGTCAAGATTTCACCTGAGACTCTTTCGATTCTCAAGAATTTTGCTTCCATCAATCCTAGCCTGTTAATTCGATCAGGCAGTAAACTTAATACGGTTTGTCCGTCCAACCGAATTCTTGCAGAGGCACAGGTTTCTGAGCACTTTCCTGTCGATTTTGCGATTTACGACATGGCTCAATTTCTTGGTATTGTTAGTTTGTTCAAGTCACCTGTGTTTGAGTTCAAGGATACACATTTAGTCATCTCTTCAGATGGTGATGGTGGATCTAGTTCTGTCAAGTATTTTTATACTAACCCCGAATTCATTCAGAACAAGGGAGATAAGAAGATCAAGATGCCGAACTCTGTGGTTGTCTTCGATATTAGCGAGAGTGATCTCGCCTCTATCATGAAGGCAGCATCTGTTCTTCAAGTTCCTGATATGTGTATCACAGGTGAGGAGGGAAACCTTCTTGTTAGAGTTTGTGATAAGAAGAACCCGACAGGTAATAGTTGGGAACTGATTGTCTCTGAAGTTGCAGAAGAGGCCGATCACTTCCCCTTCTGGTTCAGTATCGACACAATGAAAATGGTTCAGGATGATTATGCGGTTTCAATCGCATCTAAGGCAGTAGCAAATCTCAAGGGAAAGAATGTGCCTGTTCAGTATTGGATCGCTATGAGTGCAGGATAATAAAATGAATCACTTTTTGTGGGTAGAAAAATATCGACCGAAAGATATCGACTCCTGTATCCTTCCTGACAGGATTCAGCAGACATTTCGTGATGTTGTAAAGTCTGGTCAAATGCCCAACATGATTTTAACGGGAAGTGCAGGTTCAGGCAAAACGACTGTCGCCCGAGCATTATGCAATGAGATGAACTTGGACATGCTGTTCATCAATGCATCGGACGAGAGTGGAATTGATGTTCTTCGAACTAAGATTCGCAACTTTGCTTCTACTGTTTCGATCAGTGGGGGAAATAAAGTGGTGATCTTAGATGAAGCAGATTATCTAAATCCGTCTTCCACTCAACCTGCACTTCGTGGTTTCATGGAAGAGTTTGCTGCTAATTGCAGATTTATTCTGACTTGTAATTTCAAGAATAGAATAATTGAGCCATTACACAGTCGATGCAATCTGATCGACTTTAAAATCTTCTCAAGTGAGAAAGTTAGTGTTGCTGCTAAATTCAGCCAAAGAGTGAAGCATATTCTTGATGCTGAAGGGATCAGTTATAACGATAAGGTTATCGCTGATTTGATTATCAAGAATTTTCCCGATTTCCGTAAAACCATCAATGAACTGCAAAGATATTCATCGGGCGGAAAAATTGATGTGGGAGTTCTTTCAACTAGCGAGAATAACCTTGGAATCAAGACTTTGGTCAAGGCTCTCAAGGCAAAAAGTTTTAATGAAATTCGGAAGTGGGTCATAGACAATAGTGATAAAGACTCTTCGCATTTATTCCGATCAATCTACGACGGTTTACAGGACCACTTGACCCCTGACTCCATTCCACAGGCGGTTTTAATTATTTCAGAATATCAGTATAAGGCAGCATTCGTCGCAGACCATGAAATAAATTTAACCGCATGTTGTATTTCTCTTGCCGCCGACTGTACCTTTAAGTGACTTGAAGCGATGTTTCTCTATAAATAGATTCGTACTATCCCCTAAGACTAGGAGGCAGAAATGGAATCAGTTAAGAGCCTCAATGACCTTTCCATAAAAATTCACGAAATAGGAAAGAAGTACGATATAAAAAGTTTCGTGACTGAATTTAAGTCATCTGTCCGTGAAGTTAATCAGAAGGCATGGGACGAGATTGATTCCATAACTGCATCAGATGTTTTTGAATCGACACCATTATCCAAGATAATGTTGATGTCGAGTATCTTAGATGATGAAGATCTCAGTAAAGTCATTAAAATATCAGAGGGTTTGAATAAAAAATATCACTACGAAACATTCAGTAAAGAGTGTGAAGTAGTCCGTCGCAAATTTCTAGAAGATAGAAGTAATTATTTTTCTGTCAAGGCAATTCAAACCTCAAAAGAACGGGATACAGGAGGTCTTAACTCTTATGTTGAGATCACCGGAATGTCAGACATGATGTTAGGCAGTTGGATATACAAGATTCTTGAGAGAATATATCCATACTCACTCGACATTGAGTATGAGAACTTGAACGGTACTATAACGAAGACTAAAATTGTACACAAAAACAACATGGTCTCTGACAATTATGTTGAGTGTCCTCTGATTCCTCGCTACCATGGCAGTAATGGATATGACCAATTCCTTCTAAATTCTTACTACGACAGTAACAAGATGAAGTGGGTTTATATCCCCATAAGATTAATTGTGAATCTCTCATCGCCCGATGGGATAAACATTGATGATTTGGACTTACCCGATGAAAACGAGTAAAAGACTTTCCCCGTTCGATTTCGTGAAGAGCATAAATGAAAAGACCGAAAATCTGATTCAGGTTCAGCCTGATGCTGAGAGGGACTATGTTCCTTTCATGGTCAATCGTTCACTATCTTTTAGCCCTGATACCATTCTTTATGCCAACATGATGAATGAGAAATGGATGCTAGACAAAAAAATGCAGTATGATTTTCTGTACGGATCAGTTCGCCGCCGACGCAGATTCGACAAGTGGATGAAGCGTGAGGAGGACGATATGATCCCCTTGGTCATGGAGATCTATAAGGTAAACCAAAGAAGGGCAATCGAATATCTGTGTCTCATGAATGAAGATCAGAAGAAAGAATTGCGAATTGGACGGGGAGGAAGTAATATTCCTAAATAACTTCCGAAGACAATTCGGGAGTTATTATGTCATTAGTAGATACATTTGTTGAAGTAACTTTGAAAGATCCTCAAGACTTTTTAAAGATCAAAGAAACATTGACTAGAATTGGTGTCTCATCGAAAACTGAGAATAAACTGTATCAGTCATGTCACATACTTCACAAAAAGGGAAAATACTATATTGTTCACTTTAAGGAACTTTTTGCCCTAGATGGATTGTCTAGCATTTTCCCTGACCAAGATAAAGGCAGAAGAAATACAATAGCAAATTTACTAGAGGAATGGGGTTTGCTAAAGATTGTAAATAAGAGTGTGACAAAGGATCCCATTTGCCCAATCAATCACATGAAAATTCTTCCCCACTCAGAGAAGAAAGATTGGCAACTGATACCAAAATACACTATAGGAACTCGCCACAAAGGTATTGACAGTAGCGACAATTAGGTGTAAGATGTAACATACAACAAAGTGAGGTATAAATTATGACTATGAGCGGCCCTATCCGCAATGTTTCCGTTGGCATACACAAACTTCACCCAGAAGCATTTGATCCAATTTACGCAACTACTGGTTCTGCTTGTTTTGATATCCGTGCTTGTTTCGTAAATGGAAAATGTATGGTGAAGTCATTTTCTCCTGACGGTAAGGAATACAATTCTCTAGCCGCATCAGAAACAAACGAGAATAAGTACATCAGTATAATGCCCGGACATAGGGCAATGATTCCAACACAACTTGTATTCGACATTCCAGAAGGTTGGTCTATGCGTTTGCACATGCGATCTGGATTGGCAATCAAAGGTGGTCTGATCTTGTCTAATTCTGAGGGGATCATCGATTCTGACTACATCAATGAACTGATGGTTCTAGTAACAAATACAAGTCAAGTTCCTGTTAGAATTAATCATGGAGACCGAATTTGTCAGGCTGAATTGGTTCCTGTTTACTCATGTATTTTCTATACATGTCCAGAACCACAACCAAAAACCAATAGGAGCGGCGGATTCGGTTCCACGGGTAAATCATGAGCCAAGAACAAAAGTCATATGAAGAAGATGATAAGCCCTACATTGTGGGGTATGAATTCGGTTCAATGAAAGATTGTTTTGAGTTAGTTTCTTCAGAGCCTACTCGGGATTGGATGGATTTAACACCGAATAAATTTGCGTATCGGTGTTTACCGCTGATTATGGGCAATTCTATAGGTTGGCAACTAAAGACTAAATTCCCATTTATTGTTCATTGGAATGGTGGAGATTCACCTAAGGATCTGACTATTGGATTTCCTGATACTGATCCAAAAAGAAATGCATCTCAAAAATCATGTACGATATCTCATTTCGGATCAGGAATTCTAACTTTCAGTTTACCCTTTCTGTTCAGAACTAGCAAGGGCCATAATCTTTTTGTTATGGGTCCGGTGAACGAGCCAAGATCTCATATCACCCCATTGGTGGGTATCGTTGAGACCGATTGGCTTCCCTTTACATTCACAATGAATTGGAAAGTTACCACACCAAACACTCCGATCATTTTTAAGCCAAACGATGTTATCTGTCAATTCTTTCCTTACCCTAGAGGATATCCGGAAAAATTTACAGCACTAACGGACAATATTTCAAACAATCCATCCGTTTATGCCGAATATAGAAAGTGGAGTGATTCTAGAGGCGATTTCAATGCAAGACTAAAAGATCCAAATGATCCATCTGTTACCGGAAAGGATTGGCAAAAGAACTACTTCAAAGGCACCCATAAGGATGGAACCAAATTTGAAGAGCATCAGTCTAAGTTTAACATTTGTCCATTTATGAAGTTGCCCAAGGGCAAGGAGACCACAGAATGACCCGTGATGAACTATTGAAGTCCCATAATGAATTAACGAAAAGGGCTTATGAACTCATGAAGCGAAAGAACGCTGATTATGCCGGTAAGGCTGGCACAGAGCCTTTCGCAAACTTTACTCGCTGCGAGGCGATGGGCATCTGCACTACAGAGGCAGGAATGCTTGTTCGAATGACAGACAAGTTATCAAGACTTTCTTCGTTTGTTGAAGCAGGGACTTTCCAAGTTAAGGACGAGAGTCTTGAAGACACCTGTGTTGACATCATCAATTATGCCGTTCTGTTTCACACCTTTGTTCAGGACAAGAAGAATTCAAACCGAAAGGATTGATTTCATGAAATGGATTCTTATTCTCGCATGCGTGTGTGCGCTTGCGTGTGCGCCTGCGCCCGTGCGTGTACCCTCTGCATTGACACCCAAACTTCTTGCTGCTATTCGACAAGTCGAAAGTGGCGGGAACGATAATGCTGTTGGTGATCAAGGTCGAGCGATTGGCCCCTATCAGGTATGGGAAATTTATTGGAAAGATGCGGTCGAGTACGATAAAACAATTGGCGGTTCATATAAGGACTGCTATAATCCCGAATATGCAAAGAGAGTTGTTGTCGCATACCTAACTCGGTATGCTCCAAAGAATGCAACGGCAGAAGATTTAGCAAGGATCCACAATGGGGGTCCAAGCGGACATAAGAAGTCTGCAACAATTAAGTATTGGAAGAAAGTTGAAAAGGAGATGAAAAAGTGAAAAAGCCATTCGGATACTCGTATTATCTTGATATGTACAAATGTCGTGTTGGAGCAGCAGACGATTTGGAACTACATTATCGGTTTCTCGAAAATGTAGTTGACAAGATCGGCATGACTCGCATGAGTCAGCCTTTCGTGATCCATGCTCCAACCCACAACGGCGTGGAGGTGTACCCCAATAAGGCAGGAGTCAGTGGTTGGGTTCCGCTTATTGAGAGTGGCATTCAGATTCACTCCATTGAACCCACTCATTTCATCACGCTTGATGTTTACTCCTGCAATAAATTCGACAAGGATATTATTCTTCAGTATGCAAGGGCATGTTTCGGGTTTAAGAAATTCGAAGAGCATTACTTTGAGCGTGGAATTGAATATGGAGATGATGAATGACGAATTATCAAATCATTCAGGGCGACTGCATTGAAGGCATGAAGACTCTGCCTGACGGGTGCGTACACACTTGCATCACATCACCTCCCTATTTCGGACTCCGTTCATACGATGGTGGTGACAGCGAGATCGGACGGGAGGATACCGTTGACGGCTATGTGCAGAAGATGGTAGAGGTGTTTCGTGAGGTTCATCGCATTCTCCGTGATGACGGTACTCTGTGGTTAAATCTTGGCGACTCGTACATGAGTGCAAAGAACTGTGCCCCGCCACCACAGACTATTGGTGGGCAGCGTGGAATGCCTTCAGACTTCATCCCTCCTAATCGCAAGGATCAAAGAGGGCTTAAGGGTAAGGACTTGATTGGTATTCCTTGGAGAGTTGCACTTGCCCTACAGGCTGATGGATGGTATCTGCGGCAGGACATCATCTGGAGCAAGCCGAATCCGATGCCTGAAAGTGTGGAAGACCGCTGCACCAGAGCGCATGAGTACATTTTCATGTTGACTAAGAAGCCCAAATACTATTACGATCACAATGCCATTAAGGAGGACGCTGTGGGTAAGCCTCATGCTCCTGGTAACAAGAGCCGCACACAACCCGAAGAAAAGGGTGCCCGTGATCCAGCATTAGAGCCTGATAGGGTGTGGGGAGCAGACGGCAAGCGCAACAAGCGTTCTGTGTGGACGGTGAACACGAAGGGCTACAAGGGTGCACACTTTGCTGTATATCCCGAGAACTTGATTGAGCCGTGTGTGCTTGCGGGATGTCCTGAAGGGGGAACTGTATTCGATCCGTTCACAGGCAGCGGCACCACGGCTGTAGTTGCCATGAAGAACGGTCGCAACTACATCGGCACCGAACTGAACCCCGAGTATGTGAAGATCGCAGAAGAGCGTATTGCAGATGAAATAAAACCTAATCTTTTGGAGATGATGAATGAGCAAATTTAGACCGATTGGCAAATGGGTAAGCGTTAAGACACCAGGACTTGGTCAGCAAAAGAAGACCAAGGAAGGTATCATTTATACTGAAAAAATTACCAACAAAAACATTTGGAGTGTTGTTGTATCCGTTGGAGACAAACTAACAGAGGACATCAAAATTGGGGATAAAATTCTTTGGGATTTGACAAAAAATGGTGGACGAGGACATGGTGGTTGTGATATAGTACACCAAGATTGGATCTTAGCAGTAGAGCGTGAATGAGCAAATTCTACACACATGTTGCCTGCAAAGGCGGTAAGATCCTGCATCGGGGGTGGGACGATGATGGTAGACGGATTCATGAATCTGTTCCATTTCGTCCTTCCCTCTTCGTGAGAGATTCAAAATCATCCGATCCGCCAAAGTACAAGACCATCAACGGTATGGCTCTCCGTGAAATCGACTTCCCGAATCAGTATGATATGCGGGAGTTCATGGATGAATATGGCAAGTACGAAGGATTCACCATCTACGGTGAGATCGATTCCCAATATCAGTTTATTGCTAAAGAATACAGAGGAGACTCCGAAGTCGATTATAATCCTAATCACATTAGGGTAATGTATATCGATATCGAAGTTGAGAGTGAGAACGGGTTTGCATCCCCCGAAGATCCTACTGAAAGAGTTAATGTTATTACTATTCGAATGTCGGATGGTAAAGGATATACTCTCGCTCTACATGACTTCGATGTTTCGGGTGTCAAGTGTTTCTCGTTTGATGATGACGAGAGAGCCTTGCTCAGTCACTTCGTTGATCTTTGGGAGTCATTAGACACCGATATTGTTTCAGGGTGGAATGTCAATGCCTTTGACATGCCATATCTCTACAACAGAATTACTGCTCTACTAGGTAAGAAGACAGCACAGAAACTATCTCCTTGGAATATTGTTCGTGATCGTAAAGTGACTGATCAGAATAGAACATATACCGTCTATGAGTTTACGGGGATGACTATTCTCGACTATATTGAATTGTACAAGAAGTTCACTTTCGTTAAGCAAGAGTCATATCGATTGGGATTCATTGCATCTACCGAACTTGGCGAAGATAAGATCGCTTACGATGACATCGGCACAATCACAGACTTTTATCGTCGTGACTTTCAGCGATTCGTGGAGTATAATGTTCGTGATGTTGATCTTGTTGTTGGGCTTGAGAATAAGTTACGCCTGATCGAACTTGCGCTCGGTCTTGCATACTCTTCAAGAACAAACTATGGTGATGTGTTTACACAGGTTCGCATGTGGGATTCCATCATTTACAATTACTTGTTGCAGCGTAACACGATCATTCCGCCACGAAAGAAGTCGGATAAAGACGAGCAATTTGAAGGTGCTTATGTAAAAGACCCACAAGTGGGACAACACGATTGGGTTGTCTCGTTTGACTTGGACAGTCTCTATCCCCACCTCATCATGCAGTATAATATCTCACCTGAAACAAAGACGGACAAGTCTTTCTTGTTTCTTCGTGGCAATCTTAATCCTGATATGATTCTAGACAATACTGACAAAGTCGAGGATCAGAGTCGATCTGCTTCTGAGAACGGCGTTAGCATCTGTGCAAATGGTGTGGCATTTACTAATGAGTTTAGAGGATTTCTCCCCGAACTCATGGATACCATGTATGAGCAGAGAAAGCAGTTCAAGAAGAAGATGCTTGAGTTGAAAGCATTCCTTAAGAACAATCCCGATTTGTCTGCTGATGAGGTCGATGAAAAGAAGCGAGAGATCGCCAAGTACGGCAACTTCCAACTTGTCCGAAAGGTGCAGTTGAACTCTGCGTATGGTGCATTGGGCAATCAGTACTGTCGTTACTATGATTTGGAAATGGCAGAGGCCATTACTGTTTCAGGTCAGTTGTCTGCTCGTTGGATTGAAAAGCAATTGAACGAGTTTCTAAACAAAGTTTGTGAGACTGTAGGTGTTGACTATGTTATTGCATCGGATACAGATTCAGTATATCTGCGAATGTCCGAGTTGGTGAATAAGATGTCTCCCAATAAGTCTCAAGAGAAGACAGTTGACTTTATCGATAAGTCCTGCAAGAGCATCATCCTCCCATTCATCGCAAAGAAGTATGATGAATTAGCAAAGCGTATGAATGCTTACGCCAACAAGATGTCCATGAAGCGAGAATCGATTGCGGCCAAGGGAATTTGGACTGCAAAGAAAAGATATGCTTTAACTGTTCTGAAGGGTGAAGACGATGTTTATATGGACACACCCGAACTCAAGATTACCGGTCTTGAGATGGTGAAGTCATCCACTCCCGCCATCGTGCGTAAGCGACTCAAGGAGGCCATGGAGATCGTCATGCTGAAGGATGAGAGTAACCTCCGTAGGTTCGTTCAGGACTTCCATGCTGAGTTTATACGGCTTCCTGCCGACAAGGTAGCCTTCCCCCGTGGATGCAATGGGCTTGACACCTACGGGGACTACAGCAGCATATACAAGAAGGCGACACCAATTGCCCCCAAGGGTGCGCTGATATACAATCATTGGATTCGAATGAAGAAACTTGGTAAGAAGTATCCTATGATCCGTGAGGGCGAGAAGATTAAGTATCTTTACCTTCGAATGCCTAATCCTATCAACGAAAAAGTAATTTCATTCGTAACTTCTTTGCCCGAGGAACTCTCCTTAGATAAGCACATCGACTACGAAATGCAGTTTGAGAAATCTTTTGTTCAACCTCTGACTGCAATCGTTGAGATAATTGGTTGGAAACTTGAAGAAACATCATCATTAGAGGATCTATTTGTATGACAAACGAAATCAATCATGCACAGTCGCTCATGAATCTTATTACTATTCTGGTCATTTTAGGTGGACTTGGTATTCTTTGGTCTAGTTTCTTAGAATGGTTGTATGTTGAAAAACCAAACAAGAATACTAAAAACACCAGAAAGCGATCAGTTGCCAAAAAGAAGAGGCAAGATAAGTTCGCTAAATAGTTTCATGGATCGTTTCGGGACTTTCACATCTCATAAGGTAAAACTACCACATGCTCATCTGTGTTTTGATGATCATTGTATATCTAATTGGCATTACAATGCTAGAGACATTCTCAGAAAACATGATGCTAAAGCCGTATTTTACATCGATTCATTCGATCAATTGAGTAATTCAGACATTGATTTGATTTTTGAATTAAAGAAAGATGGTCATGTTATAGGGTGTCATGGGGTTTCTCATAAGGATGCCCTAGAGTACGGTGAAACGGATAATTACATAGATGAAGAGGTAATTCCTGCTATGGAGTCAATGGCAGCGGTTGGACTTCCACCAACACATTTCGCTTTCCCCTATTCAAGTTTCAATTCTTCTCTTTATGATGCAGTATCTGATATGTTCTGTTATATCAGGCTTAGACCAGGACAAAACACTCTATACAATGATAGATTTTTATTGATGCGACATGCTGATATGCTACGGGAAAGAGAAGGCGGAAGAAATAGCGAGACCTACGAACACAGAATTCGTCGTGGAGATATGGTCAATGTTATTGATGAAATCGACACCAAATTGAAAATGGGTCTAGGCATAAACTTAGTTTTCCATGATGTTCACCCACAGTCGCAGAAAAATAATGGAACACATGCAGATAAATTGGGATTTGTCACAAAGGAAGAACTAGATACCGTGCTGTCTGCCGTTAAGATGGCAGGTGCTTCATTTGAGACATTTGAATGTTCAACTAATTGATTGACACACTAACTTATAGGGGATATAATCCCCAAATCACTTTGTAATGGAGATACTATGAACTTTTTGAAGAGTCTTGTTAAGAGTAGTGGAAACGAACATGCAACTATTGCAATCGACGGAACCGAGGCCGATGTTTCGGGATTTGTTGACACCGGATCCTATGCGTTCAACGCATTAGTATCAGGTACGCTCACGGGCGGAATTGCTAACAATAAGATCATCGGGATTGCGGGTGAATCTGCTACAGGGAAAACATACTTTGCTCTTGGTATTGCAGGACAGTTTTTGAAGGACAATCCTGAAGGGGCTGTGCTTTACTTTGACAGCGAACAGGCAGTCACACGGGAAATGATCAAGTCCCGTGGTCTTGATCCAACCAAGGTTGCCGTATTTCCTGTGGCTACTGTTGAGAACTTCAGATTCCAACTGATTCAGATCCTTGACAATTACGGTAAGTTGAACAAGAGTGAGCAGAAGCCAATCATGGTTGTTCTCGACTCCCTTGGAATGCTTTCGACATCCAAGGAAATGAATGACACAGCGGAAGGCAAGGAGACCCGTGATATGACTCGTAGTCAAGTCATCAAGGGAACTTTCCGTACTGTGACCCTTAAGTTAGGAAAGTACAACATTCCTTTAATCGTTACTAACCACACTTATGATGTTGTGGGGGCGTATGTACCAACCAAGGAGATGGGTGGAGGTAGTGGTCTAAAGTATGCTGCCTCAACTATTGTTTATCTGACGAAGAAGAAGCACAAGGTCGATGATGAGATTGTTGGCAACATCATTCATTGTAAAACCTACAAGAGCCGTCTGACAAAGGAGAATCGTCAGGTGGATGTTCTGCTCAACTACGACACGGGTCTAGACCGATACTATGGTCTTGTTGAACTGGGGCTGTCTCAGGGATTATTCACCAAGGTCTCCAACAAGATTCAATTTCCAAACGGTGTTGCTGCATTCGAAAGTCATATCAACAAGAATCCCGAGAAGTACTTTACTGATGATATCATTAAGGCTCTTGATGATGCTGCTGCGAAGGAATTCAAGTATGGTGGTAATGGAGAAGAAACGGAGGAATCAGAGTGAGACTAGTAGTTAAAATGCCTACAAGAAGTAGGCCACAGAAGTTCGCTTCTGTCATTGACCGATATGTTAATTTTGCTTCTGGAATGCGAGATGTTCATTTCGTAATTTCTATGGATCATGATGATCCAAGCATGAACAATGATAATATGATCTCTTATCTAATGAGACTTAGAAATCAATTAGATAATAAGATTCATTTTGCATTTGGTTCTTCCAATAGTAAAATTTCTGCTTGCAATGCTAATCTCGACATCGTTATGTCATTAAATCCCGATGTCATCATGCTTGCTTCGGATGACATGATTCCCGTTATTTCGGGTTATGATGACATCATTTGCAAAGACATGGCAAGATTTTTCCCCGATACTGATGGGGTTCTGCATTACAATGATGGTTTTTCTGGACAGGATAAACTGATTACTTTGAGTATTCTTGGTAGAAAGTATTATCAGAGATTTGGTTATCTCTACAATCCCGAATATAAGAGCGTTTTTGCTGACGATGAATTCACGCAAGTTGCTCGTATGTTGAATAAGGTTGCTTATATTGACCGCTGCATAATTCAACACCAATGGGTTGGAATTCCTTACATCAGGGCTTCCCGTGGAGAGATTCAACCGCAAGAAGTTTCCCGTGATCCTCTACATGAGAGAAACGAGTCACAGGAAATGTATGATCATGATCGTATTGTCTATGAAAGACACAAAGAAAATAACTTTGGTGTCGATGTAAAGGAGAATGAACATGCCGTGGCGACCAACTCATAAACTTTCAATCTTAATTCCTAGTTTGGTTGAAAGAAAGAAGTCGTTAGATCAATTGACTCAAGAACTTGATCGTCAGATCGGCAAGAAGAGTGTTCAAGTCCTGTACCTATCTGATGATAGGCAGATGAGTATTGGACAAAAGAGAAATATGTTATTGATGCAGTCGATGGGTGAATATGTCTCATTCGTAGACGATGATGATTCAGTCAGTTCTGACTATATCGAAAAGACCCTCGCAGCACTTAGCAAGAATCCCGACTGCTCTTCTCTGACTGGGCAAGTAGTTTTCTCCGATGGCTACTCAAGACCATTTATCCATTCACTTAAGTACGATAAGTGGATCGATGATCACGAAGGTAAAGTCTATTACCGTCCGCCTAATCATTTAAATGCGGTCAAGCGAGAATTTGCAATTAAAGTCGCATTCCCTTCAATCAATAGCGGAGAGGATAGGTGGTTTAGTATGGGTATTAAACCGTATCTTAAAAAAGAAGAGTGGATTGATGGAATCATCTACAACTATAGATGTAGAAAAACATTTGAAGAAACACACAATAATCAGGTGACGAGATGAATTCAATAATGGTATATCATCATCTCGGTTTAGGAGATCACTTTGTTTGTAATGGATTGGTTCGTGCTGTGCTTGAGCAGACAAAAGCAAAACGCTTATATCTTCCAACCAAAGAAAACAATATGGTTACAGTGCAGCAAATGTACTCTGATGATTCTAGAATTGTCTGTCTGCCAGTGAGGACAGACAACGATGTATTTTCTCTTCCGGAAAATTCTCATACGAATGGATTTATTAGGGCTGGCTTTGAAAAAGCCACTAATTTCGAATGGGATGTTTCTTTCTACAAATCCGTAAACTTGCCTTGGGAGATTAGATGGTCTAAATTTTCATGTAACAGGAACAGAGAGAGTGAGAAGGTATTGGAGTCTTTCCTTAAAATCTCAAAGGGAGATAAGTTTGTTTTGGTTCATGATCAAGGTTCATTTGAGCAATATCCTATTGAAGTTGCCACAGACTTGAGAATAGTGAAGGTCATGCCCTATACAAGATCGATGCTTGATTGGTGTGGTCTGGCGGAGAAGGCGGAAGAGGTTCATTGTACAGATAGTTCTTTCGTTCATCTTGCTCAGTGTTTAAATGTACGCAAGGGAGTCTTTCACAATAATCGAACAAAAGACTTTACTTTTTCATTACATAGTAGTTGGAAAAAAGGAGATTAAATTATGATAGATGTAATAAATTTCAAAGGCAAGGTATACTCCAGATTCCAAAATACAGGTAATGCGTCTAGTGTGGTCATGGGTGAAAAATCTAACCGTAATACAGAAAGCGATGTCCGATGACAGAATCTTGCACTACTGTATTTGGCGATGCATGTATTGATAGATTTGTTTATGGAAAATGTCCTAGACTATGTCCAGAGGCTCCTGTTCCCATTTTCACTCCTTCATTCACGGAAGAAAATGATGGTATGGCGTTAAATGTTGCTAATAATATTAAGAGTCTTGGTTTTAATTGCGTGTCTGTAACTAATAAAAAAACACAGATAGTCAAAGAGCGTTTGGTAGACGATTCGACAGATCAAATATTGCTGAGGATCGATTATGGAGACACAGCGTCCCCTGTAGATTGGCATTCGATATCGCCTACTGCGTGGGACTCTCGCTGTGCCGTGGTTTCCGACTACGATAAAGGTTTTCTGAACGAGGAAGACATGACTTCCATAGCGAGAAGATTTCCCATCTCTTTCCTTGACACTAAGAAGCCATTAGGAGAATGGGTTCTTCCTTTCACCTTCGTGAAGATTAACGAATCGGAATACCTAAAGACAAAGGCTACAGTTTCCAAAGACATTGAAAGCAGACTGTTGGTTACTCTTGGAAATCGGGGTTGTATGTTTGGTGGGAAGATATACAATACCCCTCATAAAGTCATAGTGTCTAATGTGTGTGGGGCAGGAGATACTTTTTTGGCAGGATTTGTCACGAAGTATATTGAAACTGTGGATATCGAAGATTCGATTAAGTTTGCTTTGTATTGTGCTGCCGATGTCGTGGGAAGAAGAGGTGTGTCTGTTCCTTTTGGAGAATCAAAATGACCAAAAAAACTAAGTCTGTTTCCGTTACAAAGGGTTGGGGTAGCGAAATCATATTTGCTAATAATGAAATGTATTGCGGCAAACTATTAAATTTTAACAAGGGAGCGAAGTTCAGTATGCACTTTCATATGCTCAAGGATGAGACTTGGTTTGTTGCAAAAGGAAGTTTTTTACTCCATTGGATAGATACTTCAACGGCGGAAAAATTTACTGAGACACTATTGGAAGGTGATGTAGTCAGAAACAGTAGAGGAGAACCTCACCAACTTGAGGCTCTTACCGACTCTGTGATTTTTGAGGTATCGACTCAACATTTCGACACCGATAGTTACAGGGTACTTCCTGGAGACAGTCAATCGTGATATATTCTTTTGATATAGATAATACCTTGGTCTTAACCGAGGGAAATGACTATATTAATTCTAAGCCTATATTAAATAGAATATACGATGTAAATCGTCTATTCGAAGAAGGGCATACCATAATACTGTTCACTGCCCGAGGGTCTGCTTCAGGTAAAGACCACAAAAGTTTAACAGAAAATCAGATGAAACAATTTGGTATAAAATATCACCATATTGTTTTTGGAAAACCTGCTTCTGACATATTTATTGATGACAAATCAAGCAATTCCTCTGAATGGGGAACATCTGTTCCGAACGATAGAGTCGTTTGGACAAATGGGTGCTTCGATGTTATGCACATAGGACACATTCGTTTGCTGAAGGAGTGTATCCAACATGCTAAAAATCATGATGCAAGAGTTGTGGTTGCTATCGATTCGGATAAACGAATAAGACAGACCAAGGGGTATGGGCGACCTTATAATTCAGAAGAGTCAAGGAGAGAGTTTTTATTGTCTCTGAATGGGATCAGTTCCGTACTGACTTTCGACAATAATTTTGAACTTGAATCTCTATTGGAAAAGGCTTCACCTGAAGTCATGGTGGTTGGAGAAGAGTATAGAAACAAGATTGTTATAGGAGCAGCCCACAGTAAGAGAGTCGTATTTTTTCCTTTAGTGGAAGGATACTCCACAAGCAAAATACTGAGACATGAATCAAACGAAGAAATTTATAATAACGAGGTGGAAAAATGAAGGTTTGTGTAACTGGTGGTGCAGGATATATTGGTTCTCATTTAGTTTCCTCCCTTCTTTCGAAAGGGCATGAAGTAATCGTCATAGACGATTTGTCCAATGGCGAGTTTTTTGGTGCGGTGCATCCGAATCACAGATACTTTTCTCATGACATTCGTGAAATTCACTATTTGACCAATGTATTGAAAGATACTGAAGTCTTTTTTCATTTGGCAGCAGACAAAAGAGCAGCAGCAGAGGACTATTACGATATATCTTCAGTAAATATTGCAGGAACAACGGCAGTTCTTGAGGCAGCAAGAAAAGTAAATGCTAGAAGATTTGTTTTTTCATCTTCATGCGCTGTATACACTAAAAACATGTATTCGAAGGGGAAAGTTTCCGAAGCCGATGCAAATGAAGAAGTGGGAACTCAACAAGGAATGTATGGTCTCAGTAAACTATTGGGTGAAGACATTTGCAAGTTTATGTCGAAGGGCGGCATGACAACTGTCGCTCTGAGATACTTTAATGTTTGGGGCGGAAGATATTTGAAGGCTCCTAAACTCCACAAGTCTGCCATGGAAGTTTTTTTGGATAGAAAACATGATAACTCACCAATCAAAATTAATGGTGACGGGACAACGACGAGAGACTTTGTTCATGTTAACGATGTAGTTGATTCCAATTTGCTTGCCATGAATCACAAGGTTGATGGTGAAATTGAAACTTTCAACATTTGCACGGGAGTCGGTACTAAAATTATTGACATAGCGAAGATGATAGCAGGAGAAGACCATCCCATCACCTATGGTCCTATCTCTGATGTTGAGTTACCTTGGTGTGTTGGATCCTACGAGTTAGCGAAAAATAGATTGGGTTGGGAACCTGTATATAAAATTGAAGAGGTAAAAGACCTCTATAACAACTGGCTTCGTAGCAAGGACATTAAGGCAATATGAAATATGACTATCTAATAGTTGGGTCCGGACTTTTCGGATCAATTTTTGCCCGTCAAATGCACGATAGCGGAGCAAAATGTCTTGTTATTGATAAAAGAAATCATATAGGTGGAAACTGTTATACGAGTAATCACAACGGTATCCATGTTCACGAATATGGCCCTCATATATTTCACACCAATAGTGATAAAGTTTGGGAGTACATGAATAGATGGACAAAGTTTAATCACTTTGTTAATAGACCGAAAGTTCGTCATGGAGATAAGGTTTACTCTTTCCCAATAAATCTTCTCACTCTGTATCAACTTTGGGGGGTTTCTACACCCCAAGAGGCTAAAGCAAAATTAGAGCAGGTTAGAATCCCTATTTCATCCCCCTCCAATCTAGAAGATTGGATCCTATCACAGGTTGGTGAAGAAATCTATAAGAAGTTTGTTTATGGTTACACGAAGAAGCAATGGAATCGAAACCCCAAAGATTTGCCTGCATCCATAATAAAGAGATTACCAATCCGTCTTACTTATGATGACAACTACTTTGAGGATCGATATCAAGGAATACCAATTGGAGGGTATACATCTATTTTCTCAAAGTTACTCAAAGGTATTGCAACTGAAACTGAAGTTGATTTCCTAAAAGATAGAGACTATCTTGAATCCAAAGCAAAGAAAGTAGTCTATACTGGCGCAATTGATGAGTTATTTGATTGTGATATGGGAAGACTTGAGTGGAGGAGCCTAAGATTCGAACATGAAACTTTGATGGGAGACTTTCAAGGAAATGCCATATTTAATTACACAGAAGAAAGTGTTCCCTTCACTCGCATATGTGAGCACAAGCACTTTGAATTTGGTAAGCAAGATCATACTATAATAACAAAAGAATATCCTCAAGATTGGAATCAGAATCGTGAGAAGTTCTATCCTATAAATGATGAAGAAAATAATCTCTTGTATAGAAAATACCGTGATCGCCTTAAGGATGAACGATACATACTAGGCGGTAGATTGGCAGACTACAAATATTATGATATGCATCAAGTTGTTGGCTCTGCTTTGGTGAGATCAGAAAAGGAAATACATAATGAACATAGTGATTGCGAATCAATTTAAGAATGAATCAAGACGAATTCCCGAGTGGTTGGAATATTATAGAGATCGTGGAATCACCGAATTTGTTTTGGTTGATGACAACTCTACAGATAATTCGCTTGAAGCAATAAACTCAGTCAAAGGAGTAAATGTATCTGTTCTGAAATCTGACAGTACAAATTTACCATTTCAAAATTCACTTGACACTGAAAGATACAAGGGAGATGTTTCTCTCGCAGACAGCATTTCAAGGAATTTTAGAAAAATCCATAAGTATGTTTTAGGTAAGTATGGAACTAATACTATTCTTGGCTTCTTTGATGTTGATGAGTATATCGTTGGTGAGACCTCAGACCTTAATAAAATAATTAGAGAAACTGTATCTCAATACCTGATGGTTTCGCTTTGCTCATTTGAAATTGACTCAGATACTATCAATATTGATTCAAACACTCCTCTGATAAAGCAGAGCACACGATCAACATCAACATTCGGAAGAACAAAATGCACTAGATGGGGTACAGTCAAATCGTTCGCTAATTTGAGTAGAGAGGATTCCAATATCATTTTTTCCACTCCCATCGAAGACTATGGGGAATCTGTTCACGCATGTGGTATTCCTTTAAAAATGCGTGGTGGTAAACTAACTCAATTTATAAATCAACCAAAGAGTGATACTGATGAAGAAGTAACCGATGGTAGACTTCTACTTGCTCAACCAAAGCATCTAAAGTTTTTGCACTACAGAATTCCTTCTTACGATTTACAAATTAACAAACCACTTTTCGACACCAACCATAGAGTTCCTTAATGCCATGAATGTAATATCATTTAGCCTATGGGGCGATAAAGATAAGTACACTAAAGGTGCAATTAGAAATGCAACTTTAGCATCTACCCTCTACCGTGGATGGGAATGTAGATTTTACTCCGACGAGGATACTGTACCCAAGTCTATCCTAGAACAACTTGAATCAATGCAGAATGTAAAAGTCATTAGAATGTCGGCTTCGAAAGAACCTCATTGGTCGATGTTTTGGAGATTTTATGCAGCGGGAGATTCAAGTGTCGATTGTGCTATTTTTAGGGATGCAGATTCTAGAGTCACTCAAAGAGAAATGATGGCGGTTCAAGATTGGATTGCAAGCGGAAAATCATTTCATGTGATGAGAGATCACCCACACCACGGAGCCAGAATGTGTGGTGGAATGTGGGGAGTTAGAAACGGTAAATTGCTCAAGATTCGTGAGATGATAGATGAGTACTACTCGACGGAACTCGTTAAAACTGTTGTTTTCGGACTTGATCAAGATTTCCTACTACACAGAGTCTGGAATATGGCAGAGGATGACATGATAGAACATGATGAATTTTTTGCCAAGAAGCCCTATCCGATGCAAAGAGATCCGAGACATTTCGTCGGTCAAGTATACGATGAGAATGACAATCCATTGAGTTTAGATTTTTAGGAGACAAATCAAATGAGTCATATAGGAAATAATACTATTAAACTTGAAGCAAAAGTAATTTCAATGGTCGGAGATAATCTTACGGAGGAGCAAAAGCGCAGATACCTTCCCAGAAATGAATATCTTATGGGGGAATTTGTTCCGAAGATGACGAACTGTGGATTTACCACATCTTTATTCCCTGCTATCACACCACAAGATGAAGACTTTTTGATTGAAGATAGTGTTGTCACCTACAGAAATCATCGATACACAAGAGGTAAAAATCGACAAGGCGAACTCGCATCAACATTCCAAATAGCATTGACATTAGGCCATCTTATGCTTTGGGAAGAGTCGATTGCCGAAAACAAGGCTATACTTATCCTTGAGGATGATGTCTATCTCCCAAAAGAAAACGAAGAAATTGTAAAAAATGCAATCGAAGACTTTTTATCTTGCAAAGACCCAAGAATCGAAAGAGGTATATTATACCTCCAATCTACATGTCCTTGGCGATCTGGAAAACCAAAAAAGGAATATGCGCCATGGGCATTGATGAAAAATGATTTCGGGTTATTCAGAATGGCCCCCACATGGAATGATACATCGGGTACAGCAGCATATCTAATCACACCGTCTTCCGCATCTTTTTTAGCAGAATATGTTAGAAATAGTCCACTTTGGACTCCGGATGGAATGTTTGATGATGCCAAAAGATGCGGAGCAGTTGATTTATATCTACCGAAAGAATATACAAAAAACTTTGAACTTCATCCAATTTTCGCATAATTGAGAGATAAAATGAAACAATCTAGGTGTGATAATACAGAGTTCGGATTACATTTATGACTGTATTGCAAAGTTTGGAGGTAAAATATGAATGACATGATCAAACTAACCATAGGCATACCAACAATACCCAATAGAAATAGAAGATATCTAGAACCATTGGTTTCTAAATTAATGGGTCAAGTTGGTGATGCAAGAGATATCGAAATCATTGCGCTGATGGATAATAAAATGATGTCGATTGGAAGGAAGAAGACTCTTCTTTTCAATATGGCAAGAGGTAAGTATGCTTGCATCATCGATGATGACGATGATGTTGCAGATGATTATGTTGCGACACTCAGAAATGTAATTAACGACCAATTGAATGTCGATGTGATTTGCTATAATCAGGAAGCAGACATCAATGGTAAAAAGTGGCTAGTTAAAACTAGTCTTAATCACAACAGAAAGCACCCATTTGATCAGTTAGAAGTAGATAAGAATGGGAATACCATTCCTTGTAAAAGACCACCTTGGCAGTGGTGTGCATGGAGGACTGATTTCATTAAGACTATCCCATTTGGTGATACTAACTGGTCCGAAGATGCTGCATTTACACTTTCTGCTATAGAGGCGGCTAAAAGCGAATTAGTTATTGATAAAGTGATGTGTAAGTATCGGTACTCTCCATCAGTATCGGAGACTTACCCGCCTAAACAATCAATTGACCCTAATCAGATGACCCGTGTAACAATTTAAACATGAAAATTCATATTAGTTATGCTCATGGACGGTATTTGAGATCTCAAGATCATTGCACAAAAACTGCATTAGATCATGGATTTGACATATCGATTCCATACAGAATAGGAGATATAGATTCGCAGTTCGTAAACACGAACGCATATACCTTTTCTCAACCAAGAGGAGCAGGGTATTGGATATGGAAACCATATTTAATTCTCAAAACCATGGAGAAAATGAACTCTGATGATTGGTTGATGTATACTGATTCCGGAATGTATTTTGTTCGTAATCCTTGGGAATGGATTTTGCCCATGGAGAATCAAATTGGAGAAAAGGGAATAGTCACATTTGGTTGCTGTGGAAGAGCCAGACAGTTTACAAAAAGAGATGCATTTGTTTTGATGGGGCAAGACGAACCAAAATACACAGATTCAATTGATGAAGATCAGAGAATGGCTAGTGTATTTGTTTGCAAGAAAACTCCATTCTCAGTGGAATTCGTCAAGGAGTGGTTAAAGTATTGTTGCGACTCTAGAATCTTGACCGACTTACCAAATACACAAAAATTACCCAATTATCCTGAATTCAGGGATCACAGGCACGATCAAGCCATCATGAGTCTACTTTGCATCAAGTATGATACTTTCTTGGTCAAAGAAGACATTACGCAGTTCAGTAACTCTAACCCATATTTAATTCATCATAGAAACCCAAATTGAAAGGAAATTCACAATGGAACACATCTACAACATGCCAAATTTTGGTCAAAACTGGTTCACTTATCCAAAATTATATTCTTGGTTCGTGCATCAAATGGAAAATGGTTCAAGAATAGTTGAAGTTGGTGCATGGAAAGGAAAGAGCATTGCTTACCTAGCAGTGGAAGTTATTAACTCAGGTAAAGATATCAAAATCGATGCAGTCGATACATGGGAGGGATCGCTTGAAGAGATTGACCATCTTCAGGATGTTTATGTTAAAACGGGGAGACTGTATCAATTATTTTTGTCCAATATCGCTCCTGTTTCTAGTGTTGTGAATCCTGTAAAGATGAAGTCTGTGGATGCTGCTAAGATGTACGAAGATAATTCTATCGATGTTGTATTCATCGATGCTTGCCACACATACGAGTGTGTCAAGGAGGACATTCTTGCATGGTATCCAAAAGTTAAAGTTGGTGGTTACATATCAGGACACGATTACTCTTGGAGCGATGATGTTCGTAGGGCAGTTGACGAAACACTTAAGGAACTTGGTAAGATCGATGAAACCGAGGGGTGTTTTGTGATGAAGAAATTATCATAATATCTGATTGACTTTATAACATAAGTGACTACAATAACTAAAATGCCAAACGACAAGATCGAATTCGTTGTACTTCGTAACTTGTTGTACAATGAAGATTATACAAGATCATAAGGATTAACATGGAACACATTTACGAACAACCACAATTTGGCGAAAACTGGTTTTCATTTCCCAAACTCTACTCTCGCTTTGTTCATGAACTTTCAAGTGGGTCAAAGATTGTTGAAGTTGGCTGTTGGAAGGGAAAGAGTTTGGCTTATCTAGGCGTAGAAATTGTCAACTCGGGAAAATCGATTTCCGTAGATGCGGTGGATACATGGGATGCATTGGATACTGAGTATTATCACAAGACAGATACCTATGTGTTGTCGAAATGCTTGTACCCACTATTTCTGAGCAACATCGCTCGTCTGAGCCACATCATTAAGCCCGTTCGAATGAAGTCTTTGGACGCTGCAAACCTATACGAAAATGAATCATTGGATGTAGTCTTCATTGACGCATGTCACGAATACGAGTGTGTCAAGGAGGACATCAATGCATGGCTACCGAAGGTGAAGAAAAATGGCTATCTATCGGGACATGATTACAGTAGCCATCCATCTGTTGCTCAGGCAGTACACGAACTGCTTGGCTCAGTTGAGAGTGGTGAAAATTGTTGGGTCTATCGAAAGCCTTGATAAATCCCCTTGCTTTTTGTGTGTTAATGTGGTATAATGATGGAATCCATGACAGACAAAATCGAATTCGTTGTACTTCGTAACTTGTTGTACAATGAAGATTATACAAGAAGAGTTCTGCCCTTCCTAAAGAAGGAGTACTTCCATGACCCATGTGAGAGAAGACTATTTGAATGTGTTGAAGAATTCATTCAGAAGTATTCCTCTTCTCCAACTACAGAAGCGTTGAATATCATTCTCTCCGAGCAAGATGGCGTTTCTCAGGGTGAATATGACAATTGCACAAAGATTCTTGATTCACTTAATCAATGCAAAGATACACAGAATGAAATCGACTGGCTGATCGACCAAACTGAAAAGTTTTGTAAAGATAAAGCAGTTTACAATGCATTAATGGATTCTATCCAACTACTTGATGAAAAGAAGTCGAAGGGAAAGTCAAGGAATGCAATTCCAGAAATTCTCACTAAAGCATTGAGCGTTTCATTTGATGCTAGTATTGGTCATGACTTCGTTGAGGATGCAGACAAAAGATTTGAATTCTATCATCGGGTAGAGCAAAAGACTCCTTTTGATTTGGACTATTTGAACAAAATTACAAATGGTGGAGTTCCAAACAAAACTCTAAATGTGATCCTTGCGGGTACAGGTGTAGGTAAGAGTCTGTTCATGTGTCATCATGCAGCGTACTGTTTGACCATGAGTAAGAATGTCCTGTACATTACATGCGAAATGGCGGAAGAAAGAATCGCAGAAAGAATTGATGCAAATCTAATGGATATTGCGGTCGATGATCTCAAGTCTCTTCCGAAAGACATTTACGACAAGAAATTATCAAAAATTTCATCGGGAATGACCGGCAAATTAATTATCAAGGAATATCCAACAGCAACGGCGAGTGTTGACCATTTCCGTCATTTACTAGATGAACTTAGACTCAAGAAGAACTTCAAACCCGATGTCGTTTTCATAGACTATCTTAATATTTGTGCCTCTAGTAGATTTAAAGCGGGTGCGAATGTTAACTCCTACACCTATATCAAGGCAATCGCTGAAGAACTAAGAGGACTTGCAGTTCAATTGGACTTCCCTATCTTCACCGCAACACAAACGAATAGATCGGGATTTTCAAATACTGATGTGGAACTAACTGATACATCGGAGTCATTCGGTCTACCAGCAACAGCGGATTTGATGTTTGCTATTATTGCAACCGAGCAACTTGATGAGTCGGGACAAATCATGGTGAAGCAACTAAAGAACAGATATAATGATCCAACTCTTCACCGAAGATTCATTTTAGGTATTGACAGATCTAAGATGAAACTGTATGATGTGCAAGAAGATGACCAAGTACTGTTTGAGCAAATGGGAAAGGGATCAGAATCTGTCGATGATGAGGAAGACATGAGTAAGTTCAAAATCAAGAAGCCCAGATCTTTGTCAGGTTGGGGAGAATAAAATGCCTTACAGAATTCACATTGACATTCCGATTGAATCTGTTAGCGTTGACGATGCTCAGATTGAAGCAAAGGACATTCTCGCAAAGTTAGGAATTCTGATTGCAGATAATCCTCAATTGATAGGATCTGACTTGGAAATCAACTACAGACTTGGACATGATGATGATCGACAGCGTTCGAACTATCTTGACATGGATAAAATGGGCCATTGCACCCACAGGAAAAACCGTGTCAAATTCGCAAATGGGTAATGGAGAGTGTCCATCTTGCCCTAAATGTGGCTGTGCAACAATTCGTTCACGGCAAGATCTTTCTTTCGAAATTGGTGGTGGAGAAATTAGAACAGAACCTTTAGTTAGTGCCACAATTGTCATGAATGTTCCGATCTTTCAATGTATAAATCCTAGTTGTAGGAACGGAATGTATGGAGAAGAAGCAGAAAAAATCATGGAGCCTATAAAGAAAGTATTGACAAAACACGCAGTAGTTAAAAGTTAAAATTTGTGCCGTGGGAGGTCAGCATCTCAGGTCGGCTTATACCCGAGCAACACAAGGGCAGCACTTGTACGGCATATTAAGATAGTTTATATCTCGCTTCAGGCGAACAGAAACAACAGAATAAATAATTGACTAACCCAAAGGAATAGGGAATGCTGTCATTTACACAATACAATCATGAGATAATCCAAGAGGAAACTGCTAGAAATAAACACTTGGATCATATCGAAGATTTGATGATCCTTTACGGACAAAAGGGATTAGATGACTCAATAGCATTCCTCAAGGATATAATCGAAAGCCTAAAAACCGGAAATACTAGTTTGGGAGTTTCCACCAAATGGGATGGGAAGCCTGCAATCATTTGTGGCGAAAACCCTGATAATGGTAAATTCTTCGTATCGACAAAGTCTGTTTTCGGTGCTAAAGAGCAAAAAGCATATCATACGGAGGCTGAACTTAAAAAATCTGGATTGCCTTCTGATTTGATTGATAAGATGGCAGTGTGTTTGAAAATGCTTACTAAGGTTGGTATTGGCAAGAGAATTTTGCAAGGCGATTTGATGTTTACTGCCGATATGAAAAAGGCAGTAAATATCGATGGTAAGCCACATATAGGATTTCAGCCAAACACAATCATGTACGCTGTTCCAAAGAATAGTGATATTGGGTCGGCAATCTCTTCAGCAAAATTAGGAATCGCATTTCATACTGAATATAAGGGAGACAGTCTGAAGTCTATTCAGGCAGTATCTTATAATTTCAATTCCAAGGTTTTAAAACAAACAAGTGAGGTTTGGGTAACAGATCCAAACATCTACGATCTCTCTCCTGCCCTTATGAAGGGCGGCGAATCAGAGATGGCAATCAGGATGCTCAAGGAATGCGAAGCCCTAGCATCTAAAGTGAGGCCGTTTATCAAGACTCTAATCGCACAGAAAGAGATAGCAGAAACTTATTTACTGCCTTATGTCAATAGTACAATCAATGGCGGAATGAGCAATTTCAATGCATCCAGTCTCAAACTAAACATCAAAGGTAAGTTTGAAAAGGACATAAATAAACTAAAAACCGACAAAGCCAAGCAAGCAAAAACTGAATTAATGCAGAAGCAATTAGATTTCGTTGATGCGTATTCAAAGCAGATCGATCAAATGTTTGAACTTCACAATAAAATTGCCAACATCAAAGAAATTCTTTTGCGTAAACTGTATGCCATTTCAACCCTAGGTCATTTCTTCATGGATGAGAATGGAATTCGCCCAACAAATCCTGAAGGTATTGTAATCTATCGATCAGGATCGGTGATTAAACTAGTTAATCGTTTAGAATTTAGTAAACAAAACCGAATGGTGAATCAGAGGTAAAATGCTTAACTTCTCAGACCGCAATAATCAGATTGATGAAGCGAAAAAAGATAGTGTAGTTTTTGCATTCGGTAGAATGAACCCACCAACTATCGGCCATAAGGTAGTTGTGGATAAAGTTCTAAGTGAAGCCGCAGCAAAGGGAGCAGATCATTTTATCTTTGTGTCTAAAACTCAGGACACCAAAAAAAATCCACTCAGTCAAAAGTCAAAGATCGATTATCTGAAGAAGTTGTTTCCGAAGGTTAAGTTTCCTTTTGGTAAATCGACAAATCCATTCGATACTGTTTTGTATCTCTGTGAACTAGGATATAAAAACATCTATGTGGTCACAGGAAGTGATCATGTTGCAGAATACAACCGTATTAAGGAATACAAAGGTAAAGTAGCGACAAACGATCCAAAAAAGCGGTCGTACTCATTTGATAATCTTGAGGTCATAGTTGCAGGCAAGGCAAGAGTTAAAGTTACTCTTGATATGATAGATGATATGCTCAAGAAGGGTCAACAAGTTGATCCTATGTACATGTCTGCATCTCTTATGCGTGAAGCGGCATTTAAGGACCGATTTGATATATTCTCAATCGGCATTCCTGGAAATAAAACTCTTGCACAGAGTTTATGGAAAGATGTTCGTAAAGGTATGAGTTTGAAAGAGGACTTTGATCTTTTAAATGAGGCAACCAAAAAAGAGGATGTGACAATCATCGCTCTCACATCATCAGAAAAAGATTTGAGTGATACCATAGAAAAAACTGAAGCGATCTGCAAAAGGCGTAAGATAAAATTCTATCCTGTAAAAACAAGCAAAGCACAGGTAGAAATATCAAATGTCGCTTCGAAGAAGATTACTATAAAGAACTACGATGGAGAGGGAAAAGATGTAACCATCGTTCCAGAGAACACAGTTGCAATCGTTCGTGGTGGTGTGATGAACACCGAAATTGGTGTAGCCATTATGACGATCTTACAGAATAATGGTGTGTTCATGGTAAACGAAAGAGCGGGTATGGAACTGTGTGCCAATAAGTTGGAAACGGCTATCGCACTCAAGAAACACGGTTTGCCTCACCCACGCACGGCTTTCGTCGCAAATGAAGAGAATATCGAATCGGCTGTCAAGGAAGTCGGAGGTAAGTTTCCGATCATCTGTAAGACCCTTACAGGCGCAGAAGGAATCGGTGTGTCCAAAATTGAGAGCATGGAAAGTCTCAAGTCTGTGCTACAGACATTATGGAAGTATGGTGCAGAGATCATCATCCAAGAGTTTCTTCCTGAATTCAAGAATGATGTTCGTAGCATAGTACTCAACGGGAAGATATTTGCATGTGCCAAAAGAGACAAAGCACCTAAAGACTTCCGAACCAATATTGCCCGTGGCTCTAAGGGCGGATCACATCAATTGTCTGACGAAGAGATTAAACTAGTTGAGCAAGCCGCACGGGTCAGTAAATGTTTCTATGTTGGTATAGACCATGTTATCAACGATGGTAAGCCATACATCATTGAAATGAACGCAAGTCCAGGTAGTGGAAATATCTATTATCGTTACTATGAGGATGGCGAAGGTAAAGATAATGTTAAAGGTGAAGAACTTGTAGAAGACTTTGTGGAATACATTCTCAACAAGGCACATTGGAAACTATTTTCGAATCTTGCTGTTCGTGAGAATGTTAAGGTCGATGGCAATGAATATACCGCAAAGATCGATACTGGAAATAGCGGTTACAATATGATTCATGCCGACAACATAAAAGATAATGGTGACCACACCGTTTCATTTAAGTTAGCAGACGGTAAGAAGATTACGAAGAAGATTGTCAGCAGAATCAAAGTTAAGAGTGGCATCGGGGAGAAAGAAAGAATTGTGGTTTTCATGGACATTGAGTTCCATGGTAAGAGATATCCGAACATCAAATTCAGCCTTGGTGACAGAAACCATATGTCAACCAAGGTTCTTCTTGGACTGAGATTCCTTGAGAAGACTGGCTATGTTGTTGATCCAGCAAACGCAATATATCCACAACCAGATGTCAAGAAAAAAACATCAGGGGAAGAGGAAGAAGAAGAGGAACTATCTGAAAGTATCATTCCTAAAGGCAAAGCAAATATTGCGGGTGCCTTATTTAAAGTGATGACCACTAAAGAAATGGTTGGGAAAATATTTGAACTATCCAAACTGTGGAAATCCAACTCAGTTGAGTTCAAGAAAAAACTACAGGATCTTGAGACAGAAATAGTGATTGACTACAATAAGTCTTTAGAAACGGGAGCAAAAACTGCTTTTTTTGTAGATAGATTCAAGTTACAGAGTATCATTGATAAGATTTTGTATAAAATGCTTGATGTCGCTGGTGTAGATTTACAGACATATGTGGCTAAATTGTCTTCAGTATTTGGATCTCAATTAACCATGGGATATTCAATCGACGGAGAATCAATACAAGAAGCCGATATTACTAAGGGGAAAAAATTCTACACGAAGAGTGGAAAGATTAAGGCATCCCCAAAAGATAAAAAGACTGGATTGCCAAAGAAGTATGTCTCTGGATTATCGAAGCGAGAGGCTGAACTTCGAAAGAAGAGACTTGCAAAGCGTAAGGATATGTCAGATGACGATCCGAAGACTTGGGAGTTTGTTAATCCTAGAGAAAAGAATATCAAGACTAAACCTTCGAAATATACGACTGCTTTCAAGAAACTTGCCAAAAAAGGTAAATTGAAGGTAGAAAACAAAAATGAAATAAGAGAGTCTCTTTCTGCTATTAAGGCATTTGAGAATCTTGATTATATGACGAGAATGAACAGAGCCATAATGCTTGAGCAAAAGGCGATTCAAAACGGTAAAACAGATTCCGCAAAAATTTACCGATCATTTATAGAATATGAAAAGGACTTAAGATATAGAAATTACAAAGTTGATTTAGATATATCTGAAGAAATAGAATCTCTTCTTTATGAGGTGAGTCCTCCATCTGGTCCTGCTCGTCGCTTTTCAAAGAAGGAAAAAATTAAAAAGCAGTTTCAGAAGAGATACGGTAAAGACTGGAAAAGAGTTTTCTACGCTACAGCATGGAAGATGCACGGAGAGGAAGTAGAGTCCACCCGATGGCTTAATGAATCGAAGAAGATCAATGCAACCATGCAATGGACTGCTATCGGTAAGAGGGGACCTCTTCTGATCGGCTCTGACGAAATCGTCAAGACCTACAAGAAAGACACCCCTGGTGAGCGGGAGCGATTGGGTGAAGATAAGCCTTGTTGGGTAGGGTTTAAACAATTGGGAATGAAGACAAAGAATGGAAAAAAAGTTCCTAATTGTGTGCCTGTGAAGGAAGATACTTCTGAAGAAGAGAAGTCTGCGCTTTACAAAGAGTGGCAGAAATTAGTGAATATGTCCGGCAAAGAAATACAAAGTTTTCTTGACTCAGAAGAGGGTAAAGAGGCAGGACTATCACGAAAAGAAGCAGGCAAGGCAGGAGCAGATGGGGGTAAAATTACAAGTGGAAGAGATTCTGCCCGGGCCATTATTCGTATGCTTGATACTCCCAAAGAGGACTGGACGGCAAATGATTGGAAATGGGCGAGTAAGCAAGTCAGTTTCATCAGTAGAATGCAAGGTGTGAAGGGCGGTATGAGGGATGAGAAAGGTCATCCAACCCGAAAACTTCTTGCTCTGAAAGTTTGGGGTCATAATCCGGAGAGGAAATCATGAAATATTACGACAACCTAATTAAAAACATTAATGAGGCAAGAATTGCTGGATTGGAAAAGAAATCAAAACAAAGTGGAATTTCTTATGGAATTTTGAAACAAGTATTCGATAGAGGCATGGCTGCATGGAAAAGTGGACATAGACCTGGAACAACGCCTCAACAATGGGCTTTTGCCAGAGTTAATTCATTTATTGTTGGCGGCAAAACTCGTAGAACCGCAGATAAAGATTTGTGGAAAAAAGCAAAGGGCGGCTAAGACTAAATATTGATACCTAACTTCCCGGGGGAGAAAAAATGGCAGTATTCTATTGGGTCGGCGGATATACAGGTTATACAGGTCCAGAAAGTGGATATAACACAACAGGTTCATATTGGACTAACTATGTTACGGGACTAACCACCTCGTATGGAGATGTATTTTATTCACCGTATGCATGGGATATTCGTCAAAACTGGAGGTTGGAGCACACTGGCCAACAACAACCTACTGATCCTGAAATTAGAGTGATTAGAGATTCAGTACCAACGAGATTACCTAAGGGTGGTGATGATGTCATCATAGGTGGAGTTGCTGCATATATTGGAACCGGACCTTATGGTGGGGGCAGCACATCCTCAGGTGGAGCGTCTGGCGGTGGATCGGGACAGTTCTTAAGTTCACCATTAATATTTACGCCGAATATTGCACCGAATAATTTTTCACTTTTATTCGGAGGAATGTCTGGTGATGGAATCACCTCTGCCGGATTAACCGCTTGGAAAGAAGGCGGATCAACTAAACTGGCTTCATTTACAGTTAAACCATATTTCACAAGACTTGATAAAACCATTAATTTTGGAGCATCTGGCAGCAGTATATCAATAAGAACGGGAGAGATTGGAAGTTGGGGACTCTCTTATTTGTGGGGAAATTCAGTCCCTTCAGATTTTACTGGTGCCGCTCTTGGTAGAGCATTGACTCTTGTTAGTAATCCGATAAACTTAATTTTGGCTGATACTAACAACAACTGTTTTGTAAACAGATTACAATCTTCAAGAAGTGCAACGGGTGGAGCAGTTATTCATATCAAATCTATGAATTATGATGCTGGTTTTACTTCTGTAAGTTTTAATATGCACGGTAGATTTGGAGCAGGTTATACTGCTTCAGTTTGGGGGACAAATGAAACTTCTGCAATCAACCACTACTTAGTGCCAAGAGGAGAATGGGACAGAGTATTGAATGATTGTGCAAATACAGAAATGAGTAATGTGGTCTGTAATTTTGTGAGGCACGGTGGATTCAGTTGGGATCGAGCGACGGGGTATTTCTCATCAGACAGAACTGCAAATATCAATGAATTTTTCATTTCATCAACTACAATAAATGGATCGAATAATAAAACTGGTGTTAATATAGAATGTTATGAACAGGCGGCAGTTGGAAAGATTCTTGCTATAGGTTGGAGAAATCAAAGCCCAACTAACTGTATGACAATAGGAAATCTCGGTGGAATACCGTCAACAGTGAATCAACTGTTAACTGTCTATACTGGAATCGGTATTTCAGGAAATCCTTATTTCGATTATCAATTTCCGCTAAACGCATGGAAAGAATCATATCCTTGGAGCATCAGTAATTGGTGGACTGGACCAATAGTAATGATAAGAAACTGTTTTGTGGAAGATCTAATTCATGGTGGTGGAGTGATCTTAGCAGATCCAAATTCGTCTGCGAATGATTATGTCATTCTGAAAGATGGCTTTATGGATTATCCGGCTCAAATAATATGCAAGAATTTTGAAAATCCTCAATGGAAAAATTTCTTACTTGGATATTCCCCCAACTCAGACCTGGGAATTGGTGTAAGAACAAGAAATATTTCAAGTTCTTATTTAAACACTTACGCTAAACGGTATTTCATGATTCCGTATGATGGTCAAGGAACAACTATAACTAGAGACTGACAGAAATTAATATGAATCGAATAAATCAAATCAATCGGAGACAAAAATGAACTACTACTGGGTTGGTGGACACACAGGATACACAGGTGCAAATAGTGGTTATAGTGGAGGGCTTTGGTTTAAACCCGGTTCAGTAACTGGCGGAATCACAGCCGGAGATCTATACTTCGGACCTTATTCATGGGGTGTTGTAGAAAACTGGAGAGTCATTGAAATAAGTGATGCCATATCAGGTCTTGCTATTTATGGGATTCCAACGCAACTGCCGCAGGGAGGTGATGATTCGGCATTCTTTGGAAAAGTTGTAAATGCTTACACTATTTCTGGAGATTCTACTGGAAGTTCTATACTAAATCCCCACATGTATTCTTGCTTATATGGAGGTATGTCTGGAGATGGATTTACTGCATCTTCGGCAACTGGATGGGCAGGAAACAACGGAGCAGCAAGATTTCAGCCAATTGATATAAGAGTAGACAAATCATTTATTCCAGGAAGCACAACGGGTCTTCTTTTAACTGATTTAGGGAGAATAGGTGCGATTGGAATCACATCAGATAATCCTCTTCGGGTTTATCCTGGAAATACTGTTATATTTGAAAAGGCATCTGAAACTGTTGGTGCCAACATTTCTCTGAGAAGTATGTTCACTTCTAAGAGTGTTATTCAGAGTTATTCTAATGATTCTAGACTAAATCCATCTGTGGCACTTGCTTCGGATGGATCTCCTGATAATCCCGTAGTCAGTTTGGGAAGAAAATTAAAAGTAGACTTAAAGGGCGGATGGTCAAGAGTTCGCCAAGATGCAGGAACTCTAGTATTAGGACAGATGTTTACAACAAATCTTCCCGGTTATCCAGATGCGTTCGGAATAACATGGGCAAATCAACCAGCCAGTGTATTGGTTGATGGAAAAATTAGAAAATTCCTTGCTAAAGAAGATAGCAGCGTTCACTACTATATGATTAAACCGGGATCTGTGCTTGAAGGTGTTGAGATTATTGGCAGATCTTCATTCCCTCTATCTGCAACTCATGGTCCTAATCCATCGATCATTAGAGTTTCAGGGTGGGCCGGTATGTCCGAACCTCTTTCTTCTACTGGTGGCTCAGGTAATGTAGGAACTCGTCCGCAAAATGGTATAATTTTAGGTAAAATTCCCACAACCAACGGTCTGACTGCTGGATTACCTTTCTACATTGAAGATCTTCATATAGATAATTTCCTTAATAGTTCAGTTTTCGGAGGAACGCATCCGCCGAATGTTTGGCTTGCAAATACTGAAATTAAAGAGTTTAAGGGAGTGGCGGGAAGAGCAATCCCCCTGACAAATGACCCCTATAACACTCCGAATAGAGTTCGCATTAAGAATGGATTCTTGATGAATGGGTTTACTCTTGAAACTTCTGATGCATATATTGGTGCCCAAGATGGTCTTGTGAGTTTGGTAGTGGGTATCACAAATACTTCAGGATTTAGCGGTGCCTACGCAACTGGAGTGGCTTCGAACATTGGACTCACGACAATAAGTGGTTCAATTTATGGTCTAAGATACGATAATGTATCTCCTTTTGGAACTCAAGGTTTTCCTCCTGTTTGCACGATAACATATCCATCCTTCTTTGATGAAGGAATCATTGGGGCAACTGCATATGTCAGAACTTGGAATACAACATCACTTCAAAGACCCGCAAGTGATCCTGATTAATCTTGACTAAATACAATTAAAGGACAAAAATGTTTACAAACCCTCACAATCAAAATCTTCTCAATGATGTTATGCGTGTTCTCAGTGGAGAAACGACAGAAACTCCAATTAAGCCAGTTCCTCAGTGGATATCAGAAGCAGCGAAGAAGGCTGCTGCTGAAATTAAAGATGTCTTAAGTGAGGGTGTGGTTGTGACTAGCGAGAGCAGAAGAGATATTCTTCGGAAGAACCTATCCGAAGCACTTGATACTTGCAATTGCTCTGTAAACACCGAAACTTCATTGCAATTTGAAGAAGAAGTTAGAAAACTTGAAAATCAAATTACAGAAGCCAAGCAAGCATCTGCTGGACAGATTCTTGATATGTTAGAAAAGTCCTACAAGCAAAATGGACTTGATTCTATTCTTCTTGGATGGAAAGAACTAGGGCTTTCAGAGCCAATAAGAGTTGGAGAAGTACTAGAAGATTTCAAGTCTATATTTGAACCAAAGGATCAAAAGTCCGCTGCTGCCGATATTAAGAGTTGGCTAAAGCCAAATGATTACAACAAATATAAGAAGATGATGGAAGGTGTTGAAATCACTTTGAATGACGATGAAGTTGAATTGGATGAAATGGTGCCGGGATCGAAGACCGATAAGAGAGGAAATAAATCCGCAGCGTCAAAACTTCGTAAAGACAGATTGGCTAAGATCCGCAAAGAGAAGGAAGATATCAAGAGAGCCGAATTGGTGAGAATATTAAAAGCCCAAGGTGTATTGCCTACTAAAAAGGAAGAGGCTGAAGGAATCAATGAAATGGTTGACGGCCTTCTTGAATTTGTATCGAAATTGTCTGATGAAGAAGTGTCGGTGCTTCGCACAATCATTGACGAAACTAACTAAATACCACAAAGTGGAGAAAATAAATGTCGCACTGGAATAACAACGATAGAGAAGAATCAAAACCATCATGGCTCACACCAGCCCAAAAAATCAACTGCGTGAGAACATCAAAGGGATGGGAAGTTCCTCTTAATGGAACGAATGTTGGTGGAAGTCCCGATGGATTGAAGAATCTCACCGGTCCTAGTCTTACGAGCCAAACATTCAACACCGAACTTTTAGTTTGCATGCCTAACGATGTGGTTTATGACCCGAACATTGTTGTTGCATTGACAGGTCCGATGACCATGTTCCACTTCGGTTCATCAGCAACAGGATTCTCCCTGACAGGTAATACAATTTACTATTACAATCCAGAAGCGAACTATGCAGGTGGAAGTACATCGGGTGTCGCTGCAATCGGGGTTATTGTGGCTGCAACTGCCGCTGCCGGTGCATACAATGTCCAACTCAAAGGATTCCAAAATCCCCCTAGACCGGTTCTTAGTGGTCCCCGTGATATAAACTCAACAGGAATTATGCATCCTGCTGGAGTTACTAGTGCAACTGCATCAGTTTCCTCTGTAGTGCAAATTATTGACAATGTGTTCTCAACTAGTTCACTCTATACTGGTAGAATTGCGGTGACTGGCGGATTGGATACAACCGTTGATCTTCCTAACTATGCCCCATATATCACATGCCCATTTACCGGAGACTCAGCAACTGTTGGGGGCATCGACGGCAGAGGGGTTTCTTTCGGCACTAGTTTAACGGGAAGCGGCGGCGCACAAGGATACTATGGAGTAGGTGCTTTTGGAAACTCCACTTTGAATTTCCCGGGGGCAACCGCTTATATCAAGATTGTTGCCAACGACAGTAACTTCACCAATAACATTTCATTCTCAATAGTTTCAAGCACTCCTGCATTTGGAAATACAACATTGCTTGTTACAGGCTCAAGCCTTTTGACATCGACAAATGTTCCTACAGGAGTTTATGAAACATTCTTCGGACCTACCGCATCGATAAACAACAACATTGCTGTTCTCAGAATTAACAAGCCTGGTGCAACTGCAAACACGACTCGTACAGTTGTTGTTCGTGCAAATGACGGTACGGTCGATGCTGATTCGACATTTACAATTTCATTTGGCGCAACTGCCTGATAGGATTTATTATGCGTAAATTCAAGGAACTCAGAAAAACGATTTCAGAAACATCAACTGGTCTTGATATTTCTGGAATTAATCGTCCTAGAGTTGGTCCTATGGATAGTGATAATGGAATAGATTTCAACCAAAATCTTTCACAACTAAACCCATCGGAAGTTGATAGAATTAACATGTTTTTAGGTGCTTTGTCGGCAAAACCTTATCTTGATCCGAATCAGGCAATCAAGGAAGCACAAAGTAAATTGTCAACTGTTGGACTTCAATTCAACCTTAGCAATAATGATGATTTGAGAAAGAGTGGAGAAAGAATTTACCCACTAAGTTTGTTTGGCGGATCATTCGGATCTGATGGTAAAACCTATGGCACATCAACTGACGATAACATTGAGCGTAAAATTGGATATAAGTTAGGATTAATGGTAACATCTGTTCCGACATCAACAGGCATGACGAGTCTCAAAGCAGAAATAATGCCCATGTGATATAAGTAATTCGTAATGATCAATGAGCCTTTAACTGAAAAAAACTACATTCAATATGCCATGAAGAACTACGACAATCCTTCGGGTGGGATTGATGAGTTTGAAGAGGACATGGCTAGAATGGTATACCTTAAAAGACTTTTCCGTAAGTACCACAACTCAGGAATACTTCGTGAAAGGTTGGTTTTAAATCACATCATCACATTCTATAATGTATTTGGAGTCGAGGTAGCAACTCGACTTCTTTTCTTTAAAATAGAAAACGAACTTCACTACATACTTAAGACCTTTTTGATTTTCCTCAATTATCTTCCAGAGGGAAATCCTAAATTCAGCGTTGGTGTGGATGTTGTTTCTATACCTCTTGACAATATAATCATAAAAATTTTGAGGAAAATTTAATGTCTATAAACATGCTTGATACATTTATAGCCTATAAGTTTATAAAGATCATATCAACCCCATGGAAAGATATGGACGCTTTCAAACTAGGAATAGTTGATGGTAACGGTAAAATTCTCAAGAAAAGGGGAACTCTAACATCTCAAGCAGAGAGAGCAGCATACCCAAGTATCTTCTATACATTATGCTGGAACATTAAGAAACTATTAGATAAAGTTCCTGTTATCAATCTTAAGAGTAAACCTGGCGCATTCATAGCATCAGTTATGCTTCTTCGTGAAGTGTGTTCAAAAGATACAAAAGATCCCACCATGATTGAAGATCTGATAAAACAGGAATTGCTAAAGCGAGGCATGCATATCGATGTTATCTCTGAATCTGCTTTCAGTCCAAAGACAATTCCAATCGGAACATATTCGATTCGTGGGCGGACAATTAAAGTTAAATCTGATATTCTTCCGATAGATGAATGTTTTGGACATCCTGTCTATAAAGTAGATGGTATTTTTTTCATATTATCTGAGGCAAAGAAAGTCAAAGAAGAAGCACCCGTGAACAATGTGGGCGGTGGAGCAATTGCTGGGGCTTCTCCGGGACAAGAACCTCCTGGCCCAAGATTTGCAAAAGGCATCAGAAGACTGAGGAAAAAGAAGCCTCCGCAGATTCCTCCTATGGATGGGACATCCCGATAATTTGGCTATCTAGTCATTGTGTCAAGAAAAAGTTATAGAATATAGTAATTTTCTTAAGAAATTATATGGAAATTTCAGAAGAACACTATATTATTAGACTTTCATAAATTTTGTTGACACTAATAATTTTGGCTGTAAGATTCTGCCAATGGCGCAGTTCATAGACACCAAGTTTATAAACTTACTGTCCCCGAGACTTGAGCGGTTTCACTGGAAGAAGCCAAATTTGGCGACATGCCGCTGCCCCATCTGCGGGGATTCGGCAAAAAACAAACGAAAAGTTCGATTTTATTTCTATGAGAAGAATGGCAATTTCTTCGTTAGATGCCACAACTGCGATTACGGAACAACTCTAGGCGGACTACTTCGTTACTTAGATGGTAATCTTTACAGACAGTACTCATTTGAAAATCTAAAAGACAAAGAGAGCGGCAAATCCTTCACCAAAAGGATCATTGCTGTGAAGCAAGATATCGTTTTGCCTGAGAATGAAGTTCTCAACAAGATGCCAAAATTGTCAAACCTGTCTAACTCGCATCCTGCTGTTGTTTGGGCCAAAGACCGAAAAATTCCTAAGTCAAAACTTAATTTACTTCATTACGCAGAGAACTTTGCTGAATGTGTATCTGATATTGATCCTGATGCAAAAGTGGGGGATGACCAAAGAATCGTAATACCCATTTTTTCAAGAGGGGGGTCTCTTGTCGGAGTGCAGGGTAGAGTTCTTGATAAAAGCCAAGGCAGGAACATTAGATATTTGACGATCAAGGCAAATAAAGAAGGAGAACGGCTTTGGTATGGACTTGAGAGAATAGATCCGGATAAACCTCTGATAGTTGTTGAGGGTCCGATTGATAGTTTGTTTCTATCGAATAGTGTGGCAATGCTGGGTCTGTCAGATCCACTAAACATTCCTGTTGGAGTTCCAACAGATAAATTGGTATATGCTCTTGATAATGAACCTAGAAACAAACAAGTCGTGGATGCTGTGGCAAATCTCATAGATGCAGGTAGATCTGTTTGCATTTGGGATTCTAGAGTTGGTGGAATCAAAGATATCAATGACATGATTCTTAGCGGAATTCACGCTGCTCAAATTGAATCGATAGTGAGAGAACGAACACTATCAGGACTTTCTGCTAAACTTGCCTTGGAGTCATGGAAGCGTGTCTAAATAGAAATGTGGGAGTAATTTATGGCGAATAATGAAGAACTAAAAGAAGAAATGACCAACGGCGATGAAGATGAAGAGATTAGTTTTGATGACATTGATCCTATTCCGACAGAAGATTCGGATATTGAAGAGGGTGAATATTCGACTACAGATATTCCTCCAGCGGACCTCGTTGACTTGATTGCAAACCAAAAAGCAAGTGAAGCGAAATCGGAGATTTTCCGTTCTCTTTACAATAAAGTCGGTGAAAGAATCGAAGGACTTAAGTCTGAGATTCGTAAAAGTTCTGAGTGAAGATAGGATTTTATTATGATTCCAAATATGATTCCTGTTCTAGGGGCAGGATTTGTTCAATATGTTGATCACATGGGAAGCGACTTGACGGTCGTAAATGCTGCCCGAGTCTCTTTCAACAAAGAAAGTGAATGGGAACATCCAGATAGCCATGTCCCTGCCAATATTCTTTCGGAAAAAGATAAGAAGTTAATCTATTATCTTGCAAAGCATAATCACTGGACTCCATTCGCACATCCACAGATTACTTTGCGAATCAAGGCTCCAATTTCAATTCGCACACAACTATTTAAACACAAGCAGGGATTCGTAGAAAACGAAGTATCTCGCCGCTATGTTTCGGATTCACCGGAATTTTATTTGCCCAAATGGAGATCTAAGCCATCTAATGGTGCAAAACAAGGTAGTGAGGATTTCATCGATGATCAGCAGCGTATTGAACACTTTAACGATCTTTATAGCCAAGTTATTTCGAAGGCTCATGGATACTATGAATTCTTGATTGAACAAGGTGTGGCCCCTGAACAAGCGAGGTTTATTCTTCCTCAGGGAGCATATACGGAATGGTGGTGGACTGGAAGTCTTGCAGCATATGCTAGAGTATATTCTTTAAGATCGGATCCCCATGCTCAATGGGAAGTTAGATCTTATGCCCAAGCCATTTCCAATATTATTAGTTCGATATATCCTGAGTCTTGGAACGCTCTAACTTGTCAATAAATACAGGTGGTGCGGTGAATGCCAAGAAACTTCAACGAATACATCCGTGAAGATGGCGATGGTATAGTTTTTGCAAAACTATCCGGAATAGACTCTTTGAACATAGGTTCAAAGGTCATGCTTGTCAATGACGGATTGATGGGGTTTGAGGCAGGAAAATCCTTTAGAATAGCCTCTAAAATTGATTGTATTGATAGTCATATTCATCGATATAAAGGAATAGGAGAAGCCTACCTTGTAGATGAAGATGGTAATTCACACACAATCAAAGCGGGATCAGAAATACTCAACAACTCTTTTATTGTTGTTGAAAAGGCAATCAAACAGACTATAGAAGAAGATGTAAAGTCGATCACACTCTCAGAGGACGCAAAGCCTATCCCTGAACCGAATCCAGTCATAGTGGAGCGAGTGGTGACAAGGGTAGAGCGTGGTCCTGAGGGAGTTCCAGGACTCCGTGGTTCCCGTGGCTCACAAGGCCCAAAGGGAGACAAGGGCGATAAAGGCGACAAGGGCGACAGAGGGGAAATTGGTCCCCGTGGTGCTCAAGGTCTCCGAGGAGAAAAGGGTGAGCGAGGAAAACAAGGCGAGAAGGGTGAAAAGGGAGATTCGGGACCGCAAGGATCCCAAGGCATCCAAGGAATTCAAGGAATTCAGGGGGAAAAGGGAGAGAAGGGTGAGAGAGGAGAACCCGGTCCACAAGGTGCTATTGGCATTAAAGGCGAAGTCGGAGAAAAGGGCGAAAAAGGTGAAAGAGGCGAGAGAGGCGAGAGAGGCGAAAAGGGTGAAAAGGGCGAAAAGGGTGAGAAAGGTGAAAGAGGTGAGCAAGGAGAGCGTGGCCCTCAAGGCATTCAAGGAGTGGATGGACAAAGTGGGGCTATAGGTCCACAAGGTCCACAAGGTCCACAAGGTCCACAGGGTTTAAAGGGAGACAACGGAGAGCCAGGATTGCGAGGAGAGCCTGGTCCAAAGGGCGATAAGGGAGACAAGGGGGACAAAGGAGACAAGGGAGATACGCTGTTCTCCACAGTTCAATATCCCCTGATAGTTAAAAATCAGAGACTCTCAATTGATCTCAACAAATTAAGTAAGAATATCGCCACAGGATCACCAATTCTCTACGATGGTGGAGGTGGTGTTGGGGAAGCATTCAGATTTATTTCTGTATCTGGTCAGTCAGGATTAACTGCTGTACAGTATGATAAAGAAACCCTTACAATTATTGCAGGCACAGGAATATCGATAGAAACCGATGGGGAAGCGAATTCACTCAAAATTATCAACACAGGACCGACAGGCGGACAGGGTATCCAAGGCATTCAAGGAATTCAAGGAAACACAGGACCAACCGGACCACAAGGAATCCAAGGAAACACAGGACCAAAAGGCGATCCAGGTGATGGTGTAGCGGGAAATAATGATGTTGGTGTGATGTACTTGAAAAATAATACCACACCAACAGACATCCCCACAATTAATGCTCGGGCAGTTGTTGCAGGTGGAATGACTACAGGAACACTATACAATTTTGAGAAAGATTCAGGAACAAATTCACTAAAGTATTTGGGTTCGGGTGGTAGATTTCATGTACTTGCTACTTTTAACTTTTCGACAGAAGTAAGTAATAACACATGTGGATTCTATATCGGTCATAACAAAAATATTGCTAGTGGCTTAAGTGCAAACGGTGATCGTATATCTGAATCTGAAGTATATGTTGACTGTCCCTCCTCATCGAAACCTGTTGGAGGATCAATTCAAACTATTCTTGATTTGAATACAAATGACCGTTTATTTTTTATTGTGCAAAATAAAGATGCGGCAAAAGATATTACTGTTGAATTCATGAAATTCGTTGCAGTGACTTTGACATCTGAACGAGGGGCAACAGGAAACGCACCCACAATACCAATTGCAAGTGATTCAATTACGGGAGTTGCATCATTCAACTCAACTAATTTTAGTGTTTCTGCGACTGGTAATGTGAGCATAACTACTGTATTGGGGGGAACATTCTAAAAGAGTGTTAATATTGGGTAATTACTATGATTACAGGAAACAGCATTATTCGAATAAGGCGTGGTGCTACAGGTGGAGTGATACCTGTAGGGCTAACCTATGGCGAACTTGCTGTAAATATTACGGATCGAAAACTCTATGTTGGTAATGAAACTGGTGCATCCGTAGAAATTTTAGGTTCAGGTGGAATAGGAACGGGTGGCGCAGAGACAACATGGGACAATCCCAACCCAACAACTGCTACGGATATAGATGGTGTTCCAGCCGGAACGACATTTGAATTCGGAACTACTGCCATAGAAATATTAGAGCAGATTTTGTATGCAACTCCTGCACCCCCTCCTCCACCTCCATACACATCAGTATCATTCTCTAATTTTTCATCCGGCCTCGCTTCTACCTATGAGTTAGGTGAAACAGCAGGAAATGGATCACTATCCGTTTCATGGACAGCATCTCAGCCGCACGATAATTGGGTTCCTGCGAGTGCATACATCAGTTACAGCGGATTGTCAAACGGACAAGCATTAACAGGTGCAAGCCCGACCGCAGGAAGTGCAGTTGCTGTATATCCAGCATTCAGGTCTACAAATCTATCATCAAATACAGTTACAATTACTCTGACTGGTCAGCAAGATCAAGGATCGAATCCATCGATATCGACAACAAGTAGATGGTGGACTAAAGCATATTGGGGTAAGTCAACAAATCCCTCTTTGACGGATCCTTTGTCTCTGTCAAATGGAAGTGATGTAATTGTAACATCAGGTACAACGAGAACAATCAGTACAACTGATGCAGGTGGTTACTTTTATTTCTTCATCAATGACTATTACTCAGTTAGCAGTATGACACTTGCAGGATTCTCTGTTGCTTTGAATGGTGTATCAACAGCATCGGTACTAAATTCTCAAGGATTCTCATCGACATATAAAATATACAGGAGTTTCTATGAACTTCCTGGCCCTCTAGATATTGTTATTACTTATTCATAAATTATGCCAATCACAGGAACAGTTCCATTAACAGGTGTACTTGCCCCAACTTCAGAGTTGGCAACATATCCTGTTACAGATCCACGATGGGGTAAAGGTGGTCTTCGAACGGTAGGAACTACAGCAGATCGTGATTCTATCCCTCAACTTCGTCGTGAAGAGGGAATGATTGTGTATGTAAGTGGTCTTAGTGGAGGACTATATTACACTCTAAAAGGCGGAACTGGAAATGAGCATTGGGAAATTTTCCAATCCGGAACTGGCGACACAGTATTCAATATCACAAATATTAGTGCCACAGGATTCTATGGTCTAACTGGTCCAACTAGTGGAAATTTCCCACAAGGAATTTCAGGAACAGGAGAAACTGGTGATCGCTTACTTATTGCTACAGGACCACCGGCAGATCCATTTAGAAATTACATAAGATTTGGAAATGCGTGGTTCCAAACAGGTGTTGTAGGAACTCAATCGCAATCGAACAATGTTCGTATTGCATCCCATACATTAACAGGTGTTGCTTCATTTGATCCTAGATTCTTTGGTGTTGGTGCTTCAGGACATGTTCTACTTGCTTCAGCATACCAAGTCACAGGCGATACAGTAGTTGCAGGAACTAATATTACAATAACAAGAGATGGTAATACGGTTACTGTAAATTCAGATTCAAATGACTTCTACGGTCTAACTGGTCCAACTAGTGTAAATCTCCCACAAGGAATTTCAGGAACAGGAGAAACTGGTGATCGTTTGCTCATCGCCACAGGACCACCGGCAGATCCATTTAGAAATTACATAAGATTTGGAAATGCGTGGTTCCAAACAGGTGTTGTGGGGACTAGAGCAAATACATCTTTAGCAATTGTTGATTCGTTGACTGCGTCTTTCGGACCTGTAATACTTAAGGGAAATACTGCACAGAGTTTAAATGGGGAAACTATTTCAGTTTCTTACCTAGGAGGGATTGCTCCTGCTACTGCATCTGTTCATTTAGTTGATCCTACGCAAGGAACAGGCTTTCCTGCGTATTTTCCAACTTCATCAATGGATACACTTACATTTACAAATCAAACAATAACAGCAGGGGTTGGAGAATCCGTAACACTTCGTCTTGTGGTCACAGGGCAACCAGGTCCAGCATACACAGATATATTTGATTTATCCGTAAAGTTTGGAAATGCAATTTTATGGGGAAGTAGCAGTTTAACGAGCCTGAATGGCGTTGAAATACAATCTTTGGATAAAAGCATACTGGCTGCGAATAGTTCTGAACTATTTCCACACACAATTACCGCATCTGCCGGAAACGGTGAATTCATATTCTATGCCTTTCCAACTAGAATGGGTTTCAATATAAAGCACAGTATAAATAGTGGTGGATATGGAGGAATGCATTTCCAAGGCGAATATGGCATTCCTGGCGATGCGTCTGTAACCTCATCGAATTCTTTGGGGTTTACGGAATCTTTCTATGTGGTAAGAAGCCGAAATGAAAATCTAGGTGATTCTCTAGAAGTTCGAACGGTAAAAACCTAAAGGGAAGCGTCGATGCCAATTAGAATATCAGACTTAATAGAACAAATGAACCGTGAGCAAAATCTCACAGGTCCAGGATTTTTCCATCTAATTCATTCGGGAAATGTTGATTTTACCGTCAATGGTATAGTCGGAACGGATGAGACAAAATTTGGATCGTATTTACCGGTTTCATACGGTCAAAAATATATTATAGAAAACGAAGCAAACTGGAATGCATTTAGTTCTAGCGCAGCCCTGCCATCAGGTTTTGGGTTGGGCGACATCTTACAAAGAGGATCGTCCACATGGGAAATCTATCTTGATGCGAGTAATTCTAAATCCGAAGGTGCTATTGTTTATAATAAGCACGACAACAAGTTCTATTTCTACGATGGGACTAATTGGGTTGCTGTCGGAACTGGTGCTGCTGGTGGAGGTGGAGACAGCGGCGTAACAGGAATTGGTTTTGGTGATGATGTTGGACTGACGGGTAAAGTTAATATTACTGGTGATGCTGGTGGTGTTGGTCTCGGTGGCGTTTACATAACAAGGGATGGAAACACCATTTCAGTAGGATTGTCCGCTGCTGGTGCTTCAACATATGTTCAATATAGAGATGCTAATGGCCGATTGGCGGGAAATTCAGGATTAAACTGGACTAATGTCACTAGAACTCTTGTTGTTGGTGACATTGGTTCTTCTTCCCCTTCTACATCGGGCAAAATTAGAATTGTCGGTTCCAAGGGTTATCTTCAATTCCCCGATGGAACAACACAAACTACTGCAAGAAATTTCTTTGGTTTAACTGGACCAACGCACCCGGATTTTGTTAAAGGAATATCCAGCAGCGGTCATACTGGTGACCGTTTACTGATTGCCACGGGACCATCTGCAAATCCATTTAGAACATATGTTCGGTACGGAAATGCTTGGTTCCAAACTAATGTTGCTGGAGTTGGTAGAGCGGGAGCACAAGGAACTACAGGTCCAACTGGTGGATTTGATATCTCTGGTGTCACTTTCCAACAAAATACAGGAATTACTCATCAGTCAAATGACACTCTTGGAACCGACACAGGCAGAGCAAGAAAGATAATGTTCCTTCAAGATGATGGAACTTTGACATTTGATTATATTCGTAATTACGATGTATTTAAGCCAACAGACTTCACATTCTCAGTAAAAACATTTACAAGCAACATTTCATCACCTGTACTCATTGGAATAAACAACTACCTGTTGAGTGATGGGCCGGTAACGGTAAATGCAACTTATCAGTTCGGGCCTCCTATTACAGGAAATGTTTATGTGATAAATCCTACGCAAGGAACAGGCTTTCCTGTTTACTTCCCAACAAGTGCTATGGATAGCATCACATTTAGTTCACAGACATTGACTGCTGCGGCAGGGGGAAGTTTGGTTCTCAGACTTGAAGCCACAGGTTATACGGGAGTAATAGGTGGACCAGGAAGACAAGTATCGACTAAAGATATAACAATTTCCTTTGCCAATTCTTTCCTTTATGGTGTTTCGGGGGGATCAAGTTTGGATGGAAGTTCTTTGGGAAGTGGATTTACTGGTAATTGGGTCACTAGAACCACCACAAATAGTATAGATCAAACTTTCACTGTAAATGTTCCCGTTGGACAATACATTTACTTTGCATTCCCTGAAAGAATCGGTGAAGCGACATATCAAATAAATGACCTGGGTATCGGTGGATTTAGTCCACAGGGTTTGAATGGAGTTCCTGGTGTCAGCGCACAAACTTGGGGTAATGCTAACGGTTATCGTGAAAAGTATTTCTTCTATCGATCAATAAACTCAGGTCTTGGTGATAACACTAAAGTTGATGTTGCTCCAATAACTAATCCTGAATTACTATAAAGGATGACAAATGGCTATTAGAGTTGGCGATGTACTTGAGCAGTCGAATCGAAAGAACACAGTTTCCACATCTGATTTTTTCTACTTAATGGGAGTATCAGATATTGACTTTTCTGTTGATAAAATCCTTGAATCTGGAGACACCAATATAGTCACAACTCTAGGAACAAAGTATGTAATACTTGATGCGGGAACTAACGACATCACTCCTGACGGATTAGGAAATAATGATATTGTTAAGTATGACGGAAATGAGTGGATTATCTACAAAGATGTCAGTAACCCCGAAACTAATTTCGGAATAATTTATGACAAAGAAACTAAATTATTCTATCAGTATGATCCAAGTGAAGGTTGGTTGGTTATGTTGAAAAGTGGGCAAATTGATGGTGGAACTTTCCCCTAAATACATTTACTAAAGGAACAAAAAGATGCCAGGACCAGGAGAATTTAATCCCCCCGCAACACCCGCTGATGGCGAAGGATACACATTTGGTGGTGTTGAATGGAAGTTTGACGCACAATTTGGCGTTTGGAACATTGCTGAAGGTACAATCATCGGTGGTATAGGACCGCCGGGTCCGGTTGGTCCTGCTGGTCCTCCGGGTGCGGGTGGGCCTCCTGGTCCTGCTGCTGTTGGTGGTGTCACGGGAATTGGTTTTGGTGATGATATTGGTTTGACTGGAAAGATCAACCTGACTGCTGCTTCCAATTCAGGAATTTCAATTAGTCAAAGTTCTAGAACAATAACTTTCAGTAATACGGGTATCACGGGGGTTAGGGCTAAAAATGCTAGTGCAGCCGGGGATTTTATTCACACTGGACTTTTAACTATAACCGGTGGAAATGCTGTAAGTGTATTGAGTACAAGCACTGGCATAATCAATATTGATCTTAAGTCAGGAGTCACTGGTGATACAGTAGTTGCAGGATACGGTATTGATGTTGTTGCTGACGGCAAAACAAAGACAATCAACAATACGGGTGTCACCAGTTTCAATGGATTGACAGGTTCAATCGTTGCAGGACAAACTGGATGTGTTGTTTTCAGACACACAAGCGGCCAATTAACTGGCAGCACAGAGTTCCAATATGATGGACTTGGACTAACTTACACAAGTAGTAGAATTCGTATAGCAAATACAAATTTGAATTTAACCGTTACTGGTCCAAATATAACATTAGGACAACAAACGCAAATCACTGGTGGTATATTTACAAATCCTGCTGAAAAATGTGCGTCTTTTGTTGTTACTGCCGATGACCTTGTAATTAATGGTGCGTCAGGATCAATTCAAAGATTTACAGTTACTCCATCAAATAGAGTTACTATTAAAGCAGGAACTGGATGGAACACAACAACTGATGGTGCCACCGAAACAATTGCAGTAATTGTTAAATGGGGCGGTGGATATTTAACTGGTTCATTTGATAATACGATCATATCAGGAAATCCCGTTTTGTTTGGGGTTACAGGTGGAATTGAAATGTTTACCCTCATGCGTGTAAACATGGCAGGCGCAGGGTTAACCATGGGACTCCCGATTGCGAATGGACTGACTGGAAGAAACTATAACTGGACTTGATACGGAGATAAATTAATGGGATTTGCTTGGCACAAACTTTATAAAATTGTAGTAGATTCCGTAACAGGGGAAATTTGGTGCATTCCTAATGGTTATACCTGTGTTGGACCAGTAACCTCTGGAGAATTTTGTTATACCACAGGCTATGGAGTTGGTGGAATAACTGACTCCGGTGGAATTGGTGTGGGCGTAATCACAGGAGATCTTGAAACTATATGCGTGACAGTCACAGGTCAATCATGTACATTGGGATTTGGAGATGGCATCAGCGGTTTTATTAGTAGAACTGTTCTTCCTTGGATGTGGCAGACATCGTCTGGAAGATGGCATGATGGTGGCGCAGGCGATGCAGCGAGTATTGAAGTACATGCAAGAATGAATGAAAAACCTTGGTGTCCAATTGATGTTCGATTTGAAACGCCAAGGTCATGTTGGAGAGCAAATGCTGTTGGGCAAAGTGGTGGAGTTTTTTGTCACACAGATTTACAGACCGCAGACGGCGGTATTCCATTTTACTTAAGAAGTCCATCCTCTCCTAGTTCTATTCCAGGACTAATAAATCTTCAGCGAGTTTCGCTACATTGGTATGAAACTCTTTTATGGCCGAAAGGAACAACTTTTGGCGGTGGTGAGCCATACTCTTTGAATCATCAGTTTATAGAACGAAAAAATACAAGTTGTCAACAAAGAATACTTGTAGTTTCTGGCTACAACAGAGAGCATTTCGTGGGTCCATATGTTCCTGGTGTCGGATGTAGTCTATATGGAATAACTGCCTTTAATAAAGGAATTATAGATGGAAATCAATTAGAGAGAGCAGGCGGCGGTCTAGGTGGAGGAAACGGAAAAATTGCTAGAAATACTTTAGTTTACGGTTCAACTACAGGATCGTCAATATTAGAATTTTTTGACCCTTTAGTTAATACCGATTATGTTCGTGGCGTGACTGGCATTAAGGCTTTGGAAGAATCTCTCGGCAGATCCTTCCCGCTCTCTCACGATGTACTAGCATTCCCATTGTTTGGTGGATGGAATTATGTTAATTATTCACCAACAGGATCAACACAAGCCTGTTATGAGGGGGCAGATTGTGGTCCAGTTGAGTGTGAAGAAAACATGGGGTGCAGACGAGCAACATGTGCACGGTGCAATTATCCACCTGATCCTTGGACGGGAGTAGGTCACTATACTCCATATATTGCATTCTCAAATCAGTCTGGAACAGATCCGTCTTTTGGTCCATATGGACTTTATTGTGGGTGTACAGGTGCAGCGTTAACACAGGGTCACCCAATATGCCCAGGACACACATCGACTCATAGAGGCGATGGCAGAGGAATAGGTCCGTTCTCATTTGCATGTTTCAATGCACACGGATATTTCAACTCAACAGGCGTTGGAGATTCTTATTATCACGAATCACCAGATGTTGGAAATCAAGGAATTCCAGTATGTTCGGTTTGGTCACTCTTGCATGCAATATACTATAGAATTCATGCAGATATAGCATATTTACATGGATCTGCAAACGCAAGTAAACATCTTCATTATAATATCACACCAGATTCTTGGAAAAATCTAGATCCATCAGGTCTAACAGGATTTACTGGAGATTTCCAAATGGTTCGCCATGTGATGGAAAGGGTATCTGATGCTGTGATGAATCAGGGGCTATCAAGAGATTATACAGATCCTTTAGGCGGTGGTGCAACAGCAACAACGGGAGGTCTTGGATCGAACATCGGTGGTAAACGATCTCAGGGAACCAATTACGGTCCAAACTGGAGTTTCGTTTATCCAAATGTTTTCCTTTGGGATAAGGATGCATATCTGGCAGCAGGAACCAACGAAGATAAATGGAAACACCTGTATGTCATAGGAAATTCAAACATCATCTATGATAGCCAAGTGAGTCGCCCATTGTATAGAGATGATGGATCTTCATACACAGGAAGTTCATATACAGCCCTAATAGAACTAGATGAATGTTCACACGAAGCAGTACCAGGAAGTACACATAATGCTAGATTCATTGGGTTTGGTTCCGCTGATAATAGTGGACATACATCAGGTCCAGCGCAAATATCTTTCAAATTACTATCCTATCCTGTTGCATGTGGAACTGGAACGGATGAAAATAATTACTATGAAACTTATTGTAATGATCTAGATGATTTATGTGACGAGTTCTGTAATAATCCCAATACATGGCTTTCTTACTCTGATGCGGAGGTGTGCCGTCAATGTCGAGATCAGGCTGAAAACTGTCCCAATTGGGTCTTGAATCAAGGAAATTTTCAAAGGTATAGATGGGATCCTGATGGTAGTGGTGCGGTAGTTCAGACTGCCGTCTATGGAAGTTGTGGCCTCACAAGTTTATAAATTTGATCAATTGATCTAGCATAATTAATTAATGGAGAATAGTCTGAATAATGGCCCGTGACGAATACATTCGCATATACAGATCAAGCACACCAGGCGCAGAACCCTCATTAACTTCAGGGGAAATTGCAGCAAATCTGGTTGACAACAAACTATTTGTTGGTGGAACCAACGGATCTCTTATTACATTTTATGCAGACGGAATGACGGGGGTTATAACTGGTGGAGTGGCAACAGATGTTGTGCGAACGGGAAATGAAATAAGAATAGACAATACTGGTGTAGTGGAGTTCAATGGTATAGTCGGAGGGGCGACTCTTACTGGTGACTCAGGTGCTGTTCAAGGTAAAGGTAACAATAGAATCACAGTTCGTATTGCATCCGATGCATTAACAGGTGTTGCTTCGTTTGATCCTAGTCACTTTACAGTTGGTACTTCAGGGCATGTAAGAAGTAAAGGTGTCATAACAATTAATAATCAGGCACCCGATGCAAATGGTAATTTTGAAGTTGCATCTTCAACAACTACAGTGAATGGTGTCACAGGAATTGGTTTTGGTAATGACATTGGTTTGACTGGAAAGATCAACCTGACTGCTGGTTCAGGAATTTCAATCAGTCAAAGTTCTAGAACAATAACTTTCAGTAATACGGGTATTACGGGGGTTAGGGCTAAAAGTAATAGTGCTCCTGATGATTTTATTCACACTGGACTTTTAGTTATAACTGGTGGAAATGCTGTAAGTGTATTGAGTACAAACACAAATCAGATAAGTATTGATCTTAAGTCAGGATACCAAGTCACAGGTGATACAGTAGTTGCAGGATACGGTATTGATGTTGTTTCTAGCAACAACCAAAAGACAATCAACAACAGAGGTGTCACCAGTTTCAATGGATTGACAGGGAATGTTACTTTAACTGGTGATGGTCAAGCGATTCAAGGTAAAGGTAACAATACGATTACTGCTCGTATTGCAACTACTGCGTTAACTGGTGTTGCTTCATTTGATCCTAGTCACTTTACAGTTGGTAGTACAGGACATGTAAGAAGCAAAGGTGTCATAACTATTAATGGATCCTCACCTGATGTAGATGGTAATTTTACAGTTGCATCTGCTACTGTTGTTACAGGTGATGGTGGTGCAATTCAAGGTAAATCAGATGCTTATATTACTGCTCGTATTGCAACTACTGCGTTAACTGGTGTTGCTTCATTTGATCCTATATTCTTTGGTATTGGTGCTTCAGGACATGTTCTACTTGCTTCAGGATACCAAGTCACTGGTGATACAGTTGTTGCAGGATACGGTATCAATATTGTTTCTAGCAACAACCAAAAGACAATCAACAACAGAGGTGTCACCAGTTTCAATGGTTTGACTGGTAATGTCACTTTAACTGGTGACGGTCAAGCGATTCAAGGTAAAGGTAACAATACGATCACAGTTCGTGAAGCAACCAATTCTCTAACTGGTGTTGCTTCATTCAACTCAAATCACTTCAGCGTAGTAAGTGGTGCAGTAAGTCTTGCTTCAGGAGTCACTGGTGATACAGTTGTTGCAGGATACGGTATTGATGTTGTTGCTGACGGCAAAACAAAGACAATCAACAACAGAGGTGTTACTAGTTTCAATGGATTGACAGGGAATGTTACTTTAACTGGTGACTCAGGTGCTGTTCAAGGTAAAGGTAACAATAGAATCACAGTTCGTATTGCATCCGATGCATTAACTGGTGTTGCTTCATTTGATCCTAGATTCTTTGGTATTGGTGCTTCAGGACATGTTCTACTTGCTTCAGCATACCAAGTCACTGGTGATACAGTAGTTGCAGGAGACAATATTACAATAACAAGAGATGGTAACTCAGTTACTGTAAATTCAAATTCTGCATCTTCAACAACTATAGTAAATGGTGTCACAGGAATTGGTTTTGGTAATGACATTGGTTTGACTGGAAAGATCAACCTGACTGCTGGTTCAGGAATTTCAATTAGTCAAAGTTCTAACACAATAACTTTCAGGGGTATTACTTCGTTCTACGGTCTAACTGGTCCCACCAGTGGAAATTTCCCAAAAGGAATTTCGGGAGCAGGACAAACTGGTGATCGTTTGCTCATCGCCACAGGACCACCAGCAGATCCATTTAGAAATTACATAAGATTTGGAAATGCGTGGTTCCAAACAGGTGTTGTAGGAACTCAATCGAACAATGTTCGTATTGCATCCGATGCATTAACAGGTGTTGCTTCATTTGATCCTAGATTCTTCGGTATTGGTGCTTCAGGACATGTTCTACTTGCTTCAGAGTATCAAGTCACAGGTGATACAGTTGTTGCAGGATACGGTATCAATATTGTTTCTAGCAACAACCAAAAGACAATCAACAACAGAGGTGTAACAAGTTTCAATGGATTGACAGGGAATGTTACTTTAACTGGTGACGGTCAAGCGATTCAAGGTAAAGGTAACAATACGATAACAGTTCGTGAAGCGTCAACATCAGTTACAGGTGTTGCTTCATTCAACTCAAGTCACTTCAGCGTATCAAATGGTGCAGTAAGTCTTAAGTCAGAGTATCAAGTCACTGGTGATACAGTAGTTGCAGGATACGGTATCAATATTGTTGCTAGTAACAACCAAAAGACAATCAACAACAGAGGTGTCACCAGTTTCAATGGATTGACAGGGAATGTCACTTTAACTGGTGATGGTCAAGCAGTTCAAGGTAAACTTAATAATACGATAACAGTTCGTGAAGCGTCAACATCGGTCACAGGTGTTGCTTCATTCAACTCAAATCACTTCAGCGTATCAAATGGTGCAGTAAGTCTTAAGTCAGAGTATCAAGTCACTGGTGATACAGTTGTTGCGGGATACGGTATTGATGTTGTTGCTAGCAACAACCAAAAGACAATCAACAACAGAGGTGTTACTAGTTTCAATGGTCTTACTGGTAATGTCACTTTAACTGGCGACTCAGGTGCTGTTCAAGGTAAAGGCAACAATAGAATCACAGTTCGTATTGCATCCGATGCATTAACAGGTGTTGCTTCGTTTGATCCTAGTCACTTTGCAGTTGGTAGTACAGGACATGTAAGAAGTAAGGGTGTCATAACAATTAATAATCAGGCACCCGATGCAAATGGTGATTTTACAGTTGCATCTGCTACTGTTGTTACAGGTGATGGTGGTGCAATTCAAGGAAAATCGGACGCTTATATTACTGCTCGTATTGCATCCGGT